ATTTTAAAAAAGAATTATTTTCTGTCAGGTCATCTATTATATTTTTCTTCTCTATACTGTGAGATACAAAAATCACAGATAGAAGAATAATAACAATGGTTTTTACTGTTTCCTTATTCATTTGAAGAGTCTCCAATCGTGGCCCTTATATAGGGCATCTAGAATATGATCTTTGGTAGGATACTTGTCCCTCACATGTTTATACCAACGATATTCTGGAAAGAGGTACCATGTGAGGGGGTACATGTCTAGGGAAGGATGATGAGACAAACAAGCTCATTAGCCAACATATTTTGGCGGTACATGTCAGAATAAATATAATGACTAGAAATGTGATCATGACGCCTTATTCCCTTTAAGAAAGGCAGGAACCATCCATTCCCATCTTGAAGGGGTCCAATGAGGAGGTCTGCCAGACATCCATATCAAAATGCTTCCATATCCTCCCACGACCAGATAGGCTAGTGTCCATATCCAGTTACCTGCGATAAAACATGCCAAGGCAGCCAGGATTTCCCAAGGATAAGAGGAGAGTCCTGAGAAAAGGGAGCCATGGAAGCCGCCTTTCCTCTTGTTATCTATAGTAATAAAAGACATGACCAGGATGAATATATTCAGAATTACAGCCGAAGTGACCCATCCAGGGCTCATTTCAAGGAGGTCAGCTGATAATCCGAGCAATCCACCGGTGCCAATAGCGTGGGCTGCCCGGAAGATATGATTCTTCGTATCGGCGTGCCATCCTATCTTTCCTCTATTGAGGAAGAGAGTGAAGGATATGAAGAGTACGAATGATGATAAGTCCATGTGAGATAACCTTTGTTTGTGCTGAATCCTTACTATCTATATAAGCAAATGATGTGTTGTCGTATACTCCAGCCCCCTACGTGGGGCGGTTTAAACGCAGAAACTCTTGCTTACCTGAATTCGTGCAAATAGCTGCGGGCAGTAATATCAAACAGATATCACATTTGAAGGGGTAATCAGATCAAAGCTAAATAGAGCATCCTTCTGAATCGTATAAGAAGTGAGCGGGCAGTAAGAGAACCATTGAAGGGGAACCGAGGATAAGACAGCTTCTCTAATGTGGTGTCACAAGCGACCCTGGAGCTACCAAGAAGTGAGCAGCATATCGTGCCTCCCTAGCCCTACAGTGATGAGATATATTCGCGAGGATCATATCAGGATGAAGTCTTAGTGAACAGTTATCCCTATCCCCATATTACCATACCTGATTTCTTTACCTTCCTTACTCTAGTGAGAAAGAAGAAGGTTGTTAATATGAAATCTCCTTCTCTAGTTACCATTCTGTTAGCAATATGGCTAGAGTGAGTAGAATAGTCCATAGGATGAGACCATTCCTATCTCTTTTGAAGTTTTGTTGGTCTGGGGATTCATTCATATTCTATATCCTTTACGAGCTGGGTGGGGGTTTATTAAAGCCAGCTTCATAGTATTGTACAAGAGTGAAAGCTAGAATGATACTTCCCACTCCTGCAAAAGAACCCAATAGAGTAGAGTCTAACCATCTATATGTGAGTATGCCGAAGCCAGGAGAGAAGGCGGCAAAATATAAGCCTACCCAAAATGCGATGCTCATAGCTATGAATAGGAGCAGAAAGAATGTCGCCATCAATTGCGCTCCGGGACAAGGAACTTGATGCCAAAACGAAACTGCTTCAGCACATTACGATCCATGACATCAAAGGTCTCGAGGAAGTTAGGGAATTCATTGCCGAATTCGAAGCCCGTGTCCGGGCCCTCATTGAGGATGGTGGGATAATCACGGAAGTCATATTCCACGAAGAGCCTGGAATTCTTATCCAAGAATGGTGCGGCAATCTGCACACCAAGCTTGTATGTGATCCCTGCTCGGATCTCGAAGGAGTAATTCCTATTTACTGTATCATGGTTGACTCGAATCACGGAGGGCCCGATCTTCGTATAGCCAGTGATGAGCTGTGGCAGAATAGTGAATGTCTTGCCCAGCATGAATTCACCACCCCATCCATCGACCCTATTTTCCTCTACCATATAGAAGCCAGAGGCTTCATATGACCAGCCACGCTTTGTATCATGAGTAATATGACCGGAAACCATATTGACAGAGTATGAGTCTGAATGACCGGCCAATGTCTGAGTGAATGGATATGATGTGTATCCAAGACCACCTCCGGTGCGGAAGTGATGATCACCATGAATCTGGCCAGCCTGAAGCATAAGAGTCAGAGTGGCCAGCATGATGAGAAAAGCCTTGAATTCGATTGTACGATTACGAAACATTTGAAACCTCCTGAGAGTAATTACTTACAATCTATATAAGCAATTTCCTGGATAGTATATACTCATTTGAACAATTCCTTGATATCATTTACAAAAGCGAGACACATACCGGCGATGAGTAATTTCGTGGATGTATCACTAACAGTTATCTCAGACCAAAGCGCGTCGAAACATTCGATCGCAAACAAACATGCAAAAAACCTCATAATTATTCCTCATAATCCTTTTTTGGACAATCGCAGATTGAAATTCCACCGATTGGACGATGGTGATGGACATCGCAAGAATGCCAATGTGGCAAATCTCTGATAGTATTCAAAGCCCAGGCTAATTCCTCTGTCGTTTTAATTAATGGAGCTGGCCAATGAGAGCCAAATCTAGCAACTACAAGTTTTTCACTGTTTAACACCTGTAAACAAGTCTCGCAGAGTGACACTGCACCTAAAGTAGGTCCTCCACATCCCGGACAAGGTGGGTCATAATAAACAGGCATTATCCATCCTTTGTACAATAGGGGCAATCACCCCACGTCCCACTGGCGTCAAACCAGTATCTGCCATTACCATGACAGTTTTCACAAGTGCGATTAGGATCTTTGATGAGTTCCTGAATCTCGCGCATCTTATTATGTACAGCCAGATCGCCATCATACGTTAAAGTTCCGTAATGTGTCGGACAGTATCCTTGTCTGGGTCTTTCCTTAACCCAAATGGGCATGAGTTTAAGGAGCCATTCAATAGCATCAATCAACTCTTCTTCACGAGCGTTCACTTCATCCGGATCAACGAATGTCATTTCGAGACGATTGCTGCGCTCGATCTCTTCTGTGGTCATCGTCGTATTATCCGGCAGAATTTTTACTGGCTCTCCATCAATAGTATATGGAGATGAAACCACAACATTACTCCAATCGAGTGCAGGTGTCGCAGCGATGACTGTTTCGAGTTGAATATGGCCATCGAGACCATCAGCCGCAGACATAGTGTCTGGGATGCATTCACCATGAACTGCATCATACACATTATCTGTAGGTGTAGTACTTATACTGACACTAAGACTCCCCCAGCGATAGCGAATATAAATCATCCTACCATCTTCAACATGACCTTCCCATTGTGAGGGGCATGCACTGCAAGTTTGTTTTATTGATACAACCTTTAGGCGATCAATCTTTGTAGGGATCGAACTCATTTTTACCTGCCATGGCGACCCCAATTGGTGTAAGCTCTTCGATGATCTCGATGGAGTCGCCTTGGTGTGCGAGAACATCAGTCAATCTCTTATATGCATAAGGTGATTCATCAACACCAGCACCTCTAAGCTCGATTCGTACTGGACGATCATCAAGCCAATCGGTTACCATGTCATCTGAAATCTCCTTCTTTGCCTGTGAACGGGACATTACACGGCCAGCTCCATGAACAGTGGAGAACATGTTGGCTGCTCCACCTTCTGACTCCTTGCCCTTAATGATAACAGAGTTATCTCCCATGGAACCACCAACGAATCCATGTTGACCAGGGAATGCTGGAGTGGCTCCCTTACGAACTACGTAGATCATTTCACCATAATGCTCTTCAAGCCAAGTAAAGTTATGGTGGTTATGAACTTCACCTGTGATCTTCCCGCCGATGATATCAGTCACTGTATCACATACCCAATCCCTTCCCATATAGGCATACAGACCAGCTAACTCCATTGCCTTCAGATATTCACGGCCGAGATCTGTGTCCATATCCAGCAATGCTGGCTCAGCGAAGAATCCACCTGATACCTTGGCGGTTCCAAACTGCTCCAAATATGCAAGCTTGATATATTCTGTAGCGATCTTGTATCCAAAACCACGAGAGCCAAAATGGACACCAATCCATACGTATCCCTTTTTATCGAAAAAGAGATCGACAAAGTGGTTACCTGATCCGATAGTTCCAAGCTGCTGGTGAGCTATGTCACTCAAGCTAGCCACATGTGGAATATCCCATGCTGGATGTTGAGAAACCGCCGCAGTCGAAGTAAAGTTAGGTGCCTTCTTGTTGGAGTTCTTACGTCCAACACCAAAGTCGATCGAGTTCCAGATCTCATCCATGAAGTCAGAGACATCCTCACGAATATCTTCGTACTTCACATCGAGCTGAACAGCCTTGTTTCCACATGCGATGTCATATCCAACTCCCGAAGGAGACACCATGTTGCGGTAACCAATGACTCCACCAATTGGCATTGAATAGCCCAAGTGATGATCAGCCATCAAAGCTCCATGGACTGCATCACCCATATCTGGGTTCATACAGATCTCCATCTGCTTCTCTGCATCCCAATCTATAGGATCTCCATGAATAGGCATTCCATTTACAATCAACATCGTTTTGTCTCCTAATAAGACATTTCTGAAGGTGTGTAAACTATCGATCCAACTTCCACTTCAAGAAGATCGGGAAGCGAAGGGACCATTCACCGTTTTCATTCTCCTTGTCGGTGACGTTCTGAAACTTCACCTCAGCCTTCTGGCCGATATACTTATCTTGATTGTTCCAGATCTCTGCCCTCATTTCATCATCGAGGCCGGAGCCTACCTTGGCGAAGACCTTCACACCAGAGACCTCGCCCCACACCTTGATCGAGCCAAGAGTGTCGGCGTATTTCCCTGTGCCAGGTTCGAAACCAAGGACAGCGAAGTCTTCTTCCTGGAAGGATTTTACCTTGACCAGATCATGTGTTCGCTTCCAGGCGTATGAAGTCGTTGGGTGACGGAGCATAGCTCCTTCGTATCCCATGAATTCATATTCCTTCAAAGTATCAGCGATCGCTTCGTGGGTATTATCAACCACTGTATAATCGAGTGGGATGACATGAGTCAGTCCCATCTTTGCAATCACCTCGATGGTGGAAACCATATCGGCTGTGCTCATGATTCGATCGAGCGAACCAACGGCAAACACGTTGAAGAAGATCTTCTCCTTATCGGCTACGACGACATTCTTGTTCCTGACCACAGCACCTTGAATATCCTGAAAGCCGATCTCATGAGAGTACAGCTCACCATCGATGAAATCCAGACCGATTCGGTCCAAGGCTCTGGTCAACTCTTCGGTGATGAAATCGAAACCAACGACAGGCTTACCACTTCGGGTATAGAGACCACCATTGATGAAGATGCACCTGATGCCATCCAGCTTGGGGCTGGCGTACCAATACTCCACACCCTTGTAGTTCCTATCGGCTTCGTACTTGTTGGCCAGCTGAATCTCGAACTTCTTGATCAGCTTCGGCCATACTTTATTGCATGTCGAGGCACCACAGCCAATCCTCAAATCGCTGCGAAGGATACCACCAAAAATCGTGGCAGCTTCTGCTGTGCACGTATTGAAGAATGCGAGGACCAGAGAACGGGCATCGTTGCCGGTTACTTGGCGAGACGACAATTGCACATAAATCTTTTCGAATGTCGTAAATCCTGTTGCGAATGTCTTCGTACCTACCGCCATTTGCTTAGGCAACTTGTTAATAAACGACAACGAGAAGGGATCATAACAGAGACGTAAGGCCTCTTTGATCTGATCGTCGGCTTCGCGAGCCTTCAGAATACCAACCTTCTCTTTGCTTGAATTCGTGGACTGTAATTCAACCACTAATCTTTCCATCATACTCCCCTAAGTCTGAGATACATAAGAGCAACGATTGGATCGTTGATCAATGCGATTTCGTTTGCGGTGATCCATTTTATGGTGTCAGCGGCATCCAAAGGAGTTCATTTTTCATTTATATTCTCCCCCAGCCGCGAAGCAAAAAACACCACCTAAAATGGTGAGAAATGCAGTACCCATAATGGCGCCTGGGTGAGAGAGACTCATTGTTGCTATAGCAAAGACTCCATATAAAAATGTGGTGCCAAGAGTGGCACATAAAATATTCATTGTTTCTCCTTAGCCATTGAAAGCTCGAAACCAGGCGTCGTAGTCCCAGCGGTGATACTTGCGCTTGAGTTTCTGATAGGCCTTTTCGTTGATGAGACCTTTTTCACGAGCTGTGCGCCAAAAGTGTTCACGGCACATACAGAATGTCATCCCAGCAGGAGCTCCCACTGCTGCGCCATAATAAACTCCATGTTCGCGGGCCATAACATTCTTCAGAACTTCTTCGTTGACCATCAGCTGGGATAACCATATCCGAGAAATCCGATAAGAGCGATTTCTGTGGCATATAGATCATCACGAGCAGTGGCGACGGATGTACCTTCACCAAAAACCAGTGGCTGGCCAGCAAACCACATCTTCACATATGGTCGATCAGCACGTGTATCAATGATGTAATCCACACCGAGTGGCGATTTGACGATGTTTACTCCTGGGCGAGATACCATTATGCCTCCACTGTGTCGAAAGCGGTGAGGTAGCCATCCAGGGCCACCGTGAAAGGACCATCGCGATCCGGACAATGGTCGAGGATCGCGTCGAACATGTCATAGGCACCCCAGAGGAAATCATCAGGTGTCAGTGGCAGAGCGCCGCCGGCGGCGATGGTAAGGCCGGATTGAAAACCACCATGCCAGCTCTGGACGAGCTTTTTGGAGGTGGGACAATCGACTGCCTTTGGAGCGGCGGAGAGCATGGCCATGATTCGATCTTTCGTGAGTGTTTTAACCAATTCCTTATACTATAAATATAGGCAAATATGGGCTCAACGTAAACGCTTTTTCAGGGTATTTTTACCGCTCTAAGCCGTTGGGAAACAACCACTTGCCATCCCTCTCGACAGCTCATTCAATCAATACGCCCCAATCAGTCATCTGCTGGAGCATCCGTTTGAGAGGTTGACCGAACCACCGCATTGCTCCAGGTGGAGCACGCTTGATATTGTACGGTGGTTCGTCCTCACATTCCACGCCCATGCAGAATCGTTTGTTATTCACCCATACCCACACTACTTCAGTACACCAACTTCTCTCCATGGGAGAGGCCGGCCGGTAGAATCCCTAACGAGATCACCATCCACTTTGCCGGCCAGGTAGTTTCCATGCCCAGCTCCTCTGCCGTAGTACTTTACAGGGACTGCGATTTTGTCACCAACGTATCGTCTACGTCCGAAATCCTTATCTCTCTTATTACTCTTGCCCATCGATGTCCTCCTGTATAGTGAGTACCTTGATTCTCTTACGTGCATCAGTAGCTGACCAAATTCTACCACGGTCATGAAACACAATAGCGATATCGAGTTCTTCATGAAGCTCTTCACCACCAATGATGTTTTCAAAGTCTGGTAAGTCAACGGGATCTGCAGGACTCAGATTATAATCAGAGCCAAGAATCCTTACCTCTGGCTGAACCCATCTAAGAATCTGCTCGATCTCTCCATCTCGTTCATATACAATTACATCATCTACATTTTCATTCGCCAGCAACATCATCTGTCTTTCGACTATACCAAACGCAGGACCTGATTTCATTGGTCTATCATTTTGGCGGGTGGTTTGTAATCCCGCGATGATAAAATCGCAGTGCGATGCTAGATCATCCAATAATGTGATATATCCTGGATGCCATACATCGAACATGCCGAAGACCATCCCTGTACATATATTGTCTTCTCTAATACGTTCCAATGTCTCTGTTAACATCAGATGACCTTTCCTTCCATAAGTTCAGAGTGGAGTTGGTGTGTTTCAATCACCTCTACCACTTTGGGTGTAAACCTTACCAACTCTACGTCTTGTAAATACGCCATACTCTTTCGAGCATAATAACCAGTACCATTGTGCGACTCTATAATTTTGCGGTGCATGACGATATGTCTTTCAGCATTGACTTTTTTAGGGTAGACCTTGGCATCATCAAAGTCTACCCATTCAGGATTCATACCACAATTCGAAAACTGTTTGGTAGTCCTATTCCTTATCATCCACATTAATGTATGATGCTCGTACTTAGTGGAATCTGTTTAATGATCTCATCTCTGATCGTATTTACATCAGCAGTATGATCTGCTATATCGATATGATCCAATTCATCCAAGCATACAAACAGAGTATCATCTTTCATGATTGCCTTGGTATTATGGTGATGTCCAAAGATCCAAAGCTTTGGTGGTCTCTGAGCGTACAGCGCCTCAAGAAGCTTACCAGTTGAAGATGGCAACATCTTCCAATCATTCGCCATAAACATTTGCATAATCGAATGTGGGCAATCATGGCTAATAACCAACTGAGGCATCCTACGAACCCATGCCGTATAAGCCTTATTCATTTGCTCAGTATTAAGCTCCTCTTCCCTCCACCAGCTTACTCCCTCTGTTCTATATTTCTTATCTACAGAAAGAGCTCCTCTAATGAAGAAGAATTCGAAGAGGCCTTTGCTGGGATCACCAAGATGTCTATGACCATAGTTACCCAATGCCTGAGTAGGCAGATGATCGTAATCATCGTGATTCCCTGGAATGAAAACATGGCTCAAGGGATTTACACTATGAATATGGAAGTACGTGTCCTTGAAACCCATGTCACCAATTTGGATGGAGTAGTCCGCATCCTTGATTAGCTCTTTGTATTGTCTGTGGTGACCATGAACGTCACCAATGATTCTTAGCATTTCGTCTTCTCACTATTAGAGGGCCTATGATCAATATAATCATAAGCCCTCGGGTTGTATACTACTGTACGAATTCTATTGCTTTTATGTATCGCTTTTTCAGGCTTGCTTTGCTTGAGAAGTCTCGCTTTCTGTCTTGTCTATCCAAATGGTCTTCGATATCTGCATGCTTGACCGCTTTGGCTAGTTTACCATGAGCTGCAGCTCTCTTTACGAAAGCGATGTAGTTTTCACCAGGCTTCTTTGTAACAGCTACAATAGCACCGATGATATCCTCAGGGAACCCTTCCTCCCTCAACTTCTCCACTGTCATCTCTGTGTCCTCAAGAATGTCATGGAGCCAACCCACGATCTTTTCTTTTGGATTCGCCAGCTTCTTAACCACATCAGTAAGGTGGTATCTGAAATAATCATTGCCAACCTTGTCCGTTTGGCCTCGGTGATATTGCTTAGCTAGATCACGGGCCTTGTTGACAAGATTGGATTCTGTTAAAAGCATGACGTCTCCCTAGTTAGTGTACCAATCGTTTCTGATTCACCTCGCCGCAGTAATGGTGGGCACAGCAGGACTCGAACCTGCGAATCTCCTCCTTGTAAAAGAGGCTCCATAGCCGCTAGGAATTATGCGCCCGAATTAAGAATTCTCATACTATCGTTGGGAAGGGCATTCCCACCTTTGGACATAGATCATTATATGCTTCATACAATCTATTTAACTCTTCCCTGATCAACATCATTTCTGATTCAGTGAGCTGATAACCAAAGGACTTGTTTTTCGATTCATCATATGATCGAAACAATCTCTGTAGCTCTTCCACATTAGTCGATTTGTCTACCATTGAGAACCTTTCATTATGGTGGCCCTGAAGGGAGTCGAACCCTTACTGAACACGTTTTGAGTGTGCTGCCTCTTCCATTGGGCTACAGGGCCATGTAATAACTATTCTGTTAGTAATATGGTACACGCGATGGGAGTCGAACCCACATTAGCCTGACTGAGAATCAGGGGTCCTAGACCATTAGACGACGCGTGCATATTATGGTGGGCCCTCTGGGACTTGAACCCAGGACCAATCGATTATGAGTCGAACGCTCTAACCAGCTGAGCTAAAGGCCCAGAATAATGATCGCTCTGACCAGGTCGCTCGACGTTCGATATAGGAAGCCCTCCGGCACGTGCAGCCAAGCCTCCTTCAGTTCCCCTATTTGTCGCCCTCATTGCAGAGCAATATGGCGGCCAATGAGGGATTCGAACCCCCAACCTACGGTTTCGAAGACCGTGGCTCTAGTCCATTGAGCTAATTGGCCAAGTGGTGGGGCAGGTGGGATTTGAACCCACTATCACTCACTTATAAGACGAGCTCCTATACCAGAATTGGAATCTGCCCTACATGTTCTATGGTGGGGATGACGGGAGTCGAACCCGTAACACACAGATTTTAAGTCTGCTGCCTCTTCCATTGGGCTACACCCCCATTATACTCGTGTCACCTTCTCTGTCTTATATATAGCACCAATGGTATCGAATTTGACAGAACCTTGATATCTAATCAAAACAAGTACGTAATGTGAATCGATGCTGTGCCTTTTGAGCATATCGGCAAGCCACGGAGAAGTTTCAACCACCTTGTATGTCAAGCGATAATTACTAGACTCAGCCATTATAAATTCTTCACCAGGCTTCATATCCATAGCAGTAAGCGACTCTGGTTCTTGCTGTTCATATGAAAGTTCTGCTCCACATACGATACAAAAATTGTTTTTGCAGCCTTCGCAATAAGTCCTGCCACAACAAGAAACTTCTCTATACTTTATGGAACTTCCGTGTCTGTGTAATGTACCAAGACCTTCATATATCATGACATAACCTTTTATGAAATGGTAGGGGATGCTGGATTCGAACCAGCGACCACCGGTTTAGAAGACCGGTATTCTAGTCCACTGAATTAATCCCCCAATATATTCTTCGTTGTATGCGAGGCTATAATGGACTTCCTTTATTTCCCATCCTTATGTATATCTATAATCCACAACGGTGTAAAAGTATACCAAAACCTGCTTGAGAACCATTGTTTAAGCCGCTTTACAGAGGCTCTAAGAGCATTGAATCTCTGCTCCACATGAATATATGGATGGAGCCAGCAGTGGGATTCGAACCCACGATCTCCCGATTACGAAACAGGTGCTTTATCACTAAGCGATGCCGGCATTAATATGGAGGACCAGAAGGGAATCGAACCCTCAATGTGTCGTTAACTGTTGCTAGGTTAAAAGCCTAGTGCTGACAACCACTATCAGCGTCTGGTCCACAGTGATAAAGTCGCCAGCGCTGGTGCTTGTTATCCAGCTTTCGGCTCGGTGACGTCTGCAGTACGTCCAAGCAAGGCAGATCATAGTTCATCCTGAATCTGAAGTCACTGGCTATTATGGTTGCAGGACTGGGTTTCGATCCCAACGTCTCGGGGTTATGATTCCTGAGTGGTCGCCAGACCTCCTGCATCAATTTTAGTATACCGAGAGTTCTCTGTTTCCACGTACAGGGACCGCGGGTTGCACGTGACACAAGACCATTCCGCTTGCGGGCGGGAGAATGTAAGGGCGGTAATCGCATCTACATAGCTTCGAAACTACGATCATCTCGGTAACATCATTTACAAAAACAATGAAACAATAGATCCAATACTGAATGCAACTCCAGCACAAAGTGGGAGATATCAAACACCACAGAAATCATAGAATCTATCATTCAAACTATCTTGTTCCACTAGAGCCTCCTTACGGTTTAAACTTCTTCACGACTGTTGTCACGACCTCAGCTTCGTCAATGATATGAGGATATAGATTTGCTGTATCCACAATGTCAAAAAGCTCAGCCATAATCTTCAAGTTCTCTTCATAAGTCCGTGTGGTCCATTGGTCCATAAACCATTTGATCTCTGCTTCATCACAACCACTCTGCTTCATAGCATTTCTGGCTGTGGCCATCAATACGAAAGCATTTCCATCAGGACCTGAAAGATCGATGATTAACTGAGGCTTATTCATTGTAACCTTTCTTTGTTATGGCGCAGTGGGGAGGAATCGAACCTATATCATTTCGCTATTACCTGTCGGCAATCCGCCATCGCAGGGGTCATATGTATTTCTCTACTGACGGAAAGTAGATTCACATACGAACTGATATAAAATGATAGCCGACCTTCTCATAGATAATGAGGCGCTCTACCACTAAACTACCACCGCACAAAATATGGTACACGTGAGGGGACTCGAACCCCCATCGACGAGAGTGAAAATCTCGCATCCTAGTCCAATTAGACGACACGTGCATATTAACTAGCGAGGTTCAAAAGGTATCTCGAGATTTCCTCTATTCCCCCTTACCAACGACTTAATCCTTCAGGGATTCGAACCCTATTTTCCCCCTCACGGCAACATCCCCATTATGGTGGGCGCCAAGGGTAACGATCCCTTTATCTTCCGCGTATCAGACGGAGGCATTTACCATTTATGCTAGACGCCTACAGTACTTTTTCTTGCCTTGCCAACCCCAACTCTCTGTCTTAGAACCTTTCATATTATGGCGGAACCGAGGGGCCATGATCCCCCACCTACTCCCGTGACAGGGGAGTGCTCTACATTAAGCTACGATTCCATTTTCTTTATCAATTTACTGTATCGTCTCTATGTGTCGAGTCGATAGTCAAATCTCTTTTGCAATGTTGGTCATCAGTCTGCCGAAGAGCTATGGCAGTTCTGCCTCTTTTCAAAGTGTATGGTGTATAGTTACCACCATATTTTGACCAAGTGAATTTGTCTCCTTTATATGGGAGACGTTTAACTTCTACAGTATCCATGATTATTCTCCTTACAACTAATATAATCAATTTCTGGACAATTGTAAACTACTTTGCATCTTTTGTGCCATAGACGATATGACCCATATAGATCTGGATGATGAAGAAGAATCCGGTTACGAACCAGCCGGCAGCGGCCATCAATGTAACAATGCCGATATCATAAGTTATGTCAACCCAACGTGGAACTGGGCGAGCGCAGGCCATTTTCCGAAACACCTCCAGTATCGCCTCTTTCTTCTTTTTGATATCATCTGTCTCATTAAATCCGGTAGTTTCTTCTTCTACCAGGTGGGCAATTAACTTCGCAAAACCTATCATACCACCAACGATGATGGATATGAAGATTGTCCACCAAGCATATAGCCAAGCTATATTGCTAGCCCAACCTATATCATATACTGTCCCTGCGACCATCGAGGCGGCGAATAATGTATTCATAACTACCCACCTGAAAGCTTTACCTTTTTTCTTAGCCATTCCAACCTTTCTGTATGGCGGAGAGCCAGGGAATTGAACCCTGTGTGCCTTTTACAACACGACAGTTTAGCAAACTGCTTAGCAGACCAAATGCAATGCTCTCCATTATTATGGCGGAGGCGTAGAGAATCGAACTCTAGACGCAGTGTTTGCTACGCAGCCGGGTTCAAACCGGTGTCCTCGTCCATGCCGGACCACCTCCATTTACAATCTTTCTTAAATGGCTCCTGCCCAGGGAGTCGAACCCCGAACCGGTCGGTTAACAGCCGACTGCTCTGCCATTGAGCTAGACAGGATCATGTAGTGGCTGGCCTCCAAGGATTCGAACCTTGAATCGACGCCTTCAGAGGACGTTGCATTAGCCGGTTATGCTAGAGGCCATCATTCTTACAGCAGTGGTAGATCTCCAATCAACTGCTTGATCAAGTCTGAATCACATGGACCAAGTGATACACCAACCAAAGTATCTACGATAATCTTGTTCGAGTCCGATACGTTCATCTGAACCGTATCAGTCCACTTATAACGAGGCACCTTACCGTCAGGATCGCGGCTGATGATATCTTCAAGGACCTCTCTGTTCGGCACCTTATGGACGAAGATGTATGGATCAGTCAGCCACGGCAAAAATTCATGCCATTCTTTTGGGTCCATAATCTGCTGCCTCATACACTCAGCATGGATATGAGCCACTTGTGCTGCCATCAACCCTGGAGTAAAACCAAGGTCAGTGCGGATCAGGATACTCTGTCGCAGGTTTGCCATTTATTCGTCCACCTCCGTGTAACCCTTCTTGTGCTTCTGCTTTCGAGAATAATGCTGACGATCTCCCTTGGAAGCGTGTGGCTGAGTTGCTCTTCCACCCTGGCCTCTGCGAATCTGTCGTCTGAGTTCCTCGTAATCGATACCAACTGCGTCCATGGTCTTCATGGTTTTTCCTGTGTAAAAGTGTGTAGTCTAAATATAACCATTTGTACTGCGATTGTAAAGGCTTTTATATATAATCTTCAACCCCTTTTTCATCACCATCATCTTCGAGGCAGTTCCAGGGAGTGGAACCATACCACTGTGGGTGCTCTTTCAGATAATCACCATCCACTTCGACAACATCGACCTCGCCTGGGCCCGTGAGCCCGAATTCCTCGTGCAAATATTCATGTCGAGCGAAGTGTTCGGCTTGGGCTGGATTTTCTGCAACCACTGCAGCCTTGACGATTGTTGATACCATGAAACACTTCAACGACGGTTCGGCTGGTGTGAGCGCCTCATCTTTGGCTGGAATCGATGCGATCAGCTTATCCCTCTCTTCAGGGTCGAGTGACGCGATCCACTCCAATGCAACCTGCTCAAATGCCTTCACGTAATTTGCATCCTCCGTATCAGTAGCCATTTTCAATCCTATGATTCGGGTCCGAGGAATAATTCATCCCAGCAGGCGTCGGAGCACATCCCCGAAATCCACTGTTCGACATCCATGCTCGTTCCGTAGATCGATGCGAGCTCATGGGTCTCAAAAGTTGGAACGTATTCACGCCCGCAGTGAGGACACTTAAGAACCGCATTCAATTTCGTTTCAACCATTGTGCCTCCATATCCATTAAACCTTACATACTAAATATAGGCAATTTTGAGGGTATCGTAAACGTCTTTTCGGAACTAATTAACCTGTCGTAAATCCAATGTTTATGATGACTTATGGAAGCCCCCGAGGGATTTGAACCCTCACCCAGCACGTTCAAAGCGTGCCTATGCTACTTACACCAAGGGGCTATATGGTCGGGTGCTCAGGAATCGAACCTGGCTAGCGCAAGCGCTGGAGGGTTACAGCCTCCAATGTATCCCAGTACTCACCCGTTATGGTGCTCGATGTAGGACTCGAACCTACGAAATCACCTGTATGTCAAACAGGTCCCTTAGCCACTAGGGTAATCGAGCATATGGTGCTCATGACTGGATTCGAACCAGCGATCCCGAAGGAACAACGCCCTCAACGTTGCGCGTATACCAGTTTCGCCACATGAGCATATTCATGATATTTCAGGTGTATGCATCTTTTCATCATACGGATATATTTCAAAGAAGTACGAAAATCCTTTGTACTCAATTGCATAATCCAATATGGCCTTACATACGACCTTATTATAGAACTCTTCTATAGTCATCGAAGGAGTGAGAGTACCGCCTAACTTTCTGGCGAGATCTATCTCATCACGTATCTTCGACTTCCTTGTCATTGAGAGTCTATACATTTATTACCTTTATTCAAATAAATGGAGCCGTAGGTGGGAATCGAACCCACGATCTCTTCCTTACCAAGGAAGCGCCCTCACCTTGAAGACCTCTACGGCAATTTGTAGATATCGTTCTGTCGAATATAGTCATAAACACCAGCAGAAAGTAGATGTCTAATGCTGAGACCTTTTCAATTCTATCTCGTACCTCTGATGAAGAAACCTCCATTATGTGGTAGCCCTGGAGGGAGTTGAACCCCCTAGCTCTGGTTCGTAGCCGAAGCGCCTCAATCCCTAGGCAGGGCTATAGTCAATATCGAACTCAAACAGTTTTTAATGCAATTGGCCTGAAAAATTAATTCAGTTGATACTCAGAGCCACGTAGAGGCTTGCATTGTTCTGAGTGGTTGACCGACGGGACTCGAACCCGCATACTCTCGATTCACAGTCGAGAACCTTAATTCCTTTAGGCTACGGTCAACACGGGTGAGGGAATTGAATCCCTCAATATGGCACGGGTAGTAGGTATCGATCCCACTGCGATCGGGTTTGGAATCCAATCCGCTGGCCACAGCTTACCCGTATATTTCTATTTGATTCTCTGCTCTTTTCTTGGTACCGCTACTTCATCTCTCTTAAAGAAGAAAACATATCCACCGTAAAGTAAGACAGCGGCAATACCAAGATACAACATCACATCACTTCCACCGCCACTTACTCCAACCGTTACTCCTTCAGTAACTCCATTCATAACCATATGGTGCCCATGGTAGGATTCGAACCTACAACACACAGCTTCTAAGGCTGCTGTCTCTTCCAATTGGACTACATGGGCATATTAAAGCGGAGCTCTATTCCATTAGGCCATCACACCCGAAACGGACAGAATTGAAACACTGAAAACGTGATAAGCGAATCAGACGTTCAATTCCCCTCCTATCATTTGAAGCATCCGGATGGTGGCCGGAATCTCTTGGCGAGCGAAAGTCGCCAAGGCTCTGTCTACCGATATTTGAGCTATGCTTCATAATGGCTGGGGAAGTAGGACTCGAACCTACGTACCGTTTTCAACCGGTCGACCGCATTAACAGTGCGGGGCATTGCCAACTCTGCCACCTCGGTATATTTCTGTGTCTTCTTCAAGATCAATTTCATGACCACATTTGCATCTGAAGTATCTGCCAGTGTCATCAACTCTTCGGTGACGATGGATCCAGTCTTCGTGGAAATTGCAGCCTTGATCTTCTTTCATGATAACCTTTCAATAATGGCTGGGGAAGTAGGACTCGAACCTACCTCATTTCCGGTTAACAGCCGGACGCTATCGCCTGGACAGCTCTTCCCCAATATATTATGGTCAGGGTGGAAGGATTCGCACCCTCGGCTTCCTCGCCCCAAACGAGGCACTCTACTGGACTGAGTTACACCCTGACGTATTCTTGTATAATACTCTCAACTAGAGAGCGGTGCTTCGAATGATAGTACTGATGATGGTTTGGACAAATTGGAACCAAATTCTTTGGGTCGTGATTTGTTTTATCGCCATCTGCATGATGAACCTCCACTGCAAGTTCTTCGCCGCATACTATACATTTCTTTTCATGGTGTGCAAAACATATCTTCCTATAGTTCTGGCCTTTCCAACAGCCATTATTTTCTCCACTACGAAAATATTTATTGGAACAGGCATAACCACATGTCTGCTTCTCTTTAGGACAACCTTTTTTTGCTTCAAATTCATCCCCACAAACCGGACAATTCTTCTTTATCCACGGATACTGTGGGTTCTTCGTATATTGATTGGCCATTGCATTCCCCTTTCGCAATAAATATCATTGCCTAAGGTTTGGAATACATCCAAATCAATAGCACATATTATGGAGGCCCCGTTGGGAGTCGAACCCAATAGGAAATCGCTTTGCAGGCGACCCGCTTGCCGTTGGCTTCGGAGCCGAATATTTAGGTTACTTTATCATCCGTCCTTTGGCCACCACAGCCGCAGGGTTGAGAATCAATTTCGCCTGAGGTTGGACGTCATTCACTGGTTAGGATCCTAACTACTCAGCCTCAAATCGTGTGGATCAAGGGACTTAAACCCTTGTAGAGGAGATACATCCTCCATTGCATCGTAGCAATTAACTACGGTGGCCGCTATCATGGCATCCCAATTATGGTGGAGAGTGGGAGAATCGAACTCCCATGGCTTCGGTGCAAGCGAGGCGTGTGACCCATCAGCAACTCCCCAAATTTCGAGAGATAAGATACCGAAATATCTAATAGGCGTCCCTATGACAAAATTATCTCCCTCGTCCTGTATGCTCTCTGTCAGGGTGGCAGGATTCGAACCTGCGTATTCTCGATTCCAGGTCGAGACGATAGCCGGACTTTCGTTACACCCTGACAGAGAGCACAACATATCCGTCGTAAAATGGCCAGCAGATAAACATCGAAGAATAGGGTCATGAGCCCCGAGGGTCTTTCCTCGTCCGCTAGTATGGAGCCGTCTCTCAGATTCGAACTGAGTATCTCTACTTTACAAGAGTAGCGCAAATCCTAATTTGCTTAGACGGCAAGTTTGCCAGGTGTCCTATACTTAGACGATAGACTGCGAGCTAGGCATTTCTCCTAACATTTCCTGGACCAATGGAAGCGGGCGAGGTTGCTGCCACCTCTAGCTACCCGGATTATGAGTCCGGGAGGATCACTGGATCTACCCGCGGATCGTACTGTGACATTACATCCGCCACGTCTTAAGTGCCTGAAGATGTGGAGTCGAACCACTTGCGAACCTGCTCGGCCAGCGTCCTTTGACGGAGCCTCTGAGGAATCGAACCTCTTTCATCCCGTGTCCGCGGAGACATTAGGGAAACCACCAACGGCGTCTTCAAAATATGGAGGGGTATACGGGAATCGAACCCGTCTATCTTGGTTGGAAGCCAAGCATCTTATACCGATGGATCAATACCCCAAAACTATGATGGAGATGGATGGGAATCGAACCCGCGTCTTCCGGTACTCTGCCACTGAGTTACCATCCCACTTTATGGTGGAGGCCCCGGGAATTGAACCCAGTTGTCTGGTACTTCAAGCCAGCGCATTGACCACAATTGCTTGACCTCCAAATCTCTTTTTGATCCTCAAGCCCCACCATCAGATCATCCAGATTCAGGATTTCTGGTTGCATGGCAACCACATCAGATGCTTGCACCCGATGTCCTCAGGTTCTCACGTCTATGCTCGAGGCCCACCCAGTAAGAGGTTGAGCGCCTCTTTACTTCTTAGTCGGAATATAGGACGCTATCGCCCTTCATTTCCTTTCGAACCACTTCAGAGCGGTACTTGTTCACGTCCTGTTTTCCATGTCGTTCGAACATTCGATGCCAGAACTCCAATTCGGTACTGGACATCTTCCTCACCTGGGACTGCCAGGATTCAACCTTCATGTAGAACCTTTCGCTTAATAGTTCACGTTTCCGATACCGGCCTGGCGGGCGGAATCGAGCTGCTTAATCAGCGAGGACTGCTTACGATTCGAGGAATCCAGCTGGCCCTTAAGAAATTCAACATAGCGAGCCAATTCCTTTTTCGTGTAGCCATCGAGTTCAACGACACCAGCTTTGCTCATGTCTCTGAACATTTCCTTGTCTTGCTCTACGAGGGTCATTTCCTCTATCCTCTGTCAGTGTCTACCAAAACCTTATACTATAAATATAGGCAATTTCTGGGATATCCTAAACGCTTTTTCGAAACTAATTGAGGACCCTCTCTAAGTCCAATAAAAGCCCTCTAGAACCCTGCTTTTGAGCGCTCTAGAGCTGATTCTAGAGCTCCGAATCAGGCTCCCCGATGTTTCACCCATGGCTGACATCAGGGCAATAAAAAAGGGGAGAAACCGTATGGTCTCTCCCCGCTTATCTGAAATTCAGAGTGGAGCTAAACCATAGTATTCTCGACGATGGCATTCTTACTATCATGACATACATAGCCGAGGGCGGGCTGTAAGCGTTCGAGCCACAGTCCGGATTCTATCAGCGTTGATGTAAATTGAATAGTAAGCATTTCTGAATTCCTTATAATGGAGCCAGGCCATCCGCGTTAACGAACAACCCGGCATATGTTATGGTGGCGAAGGCTGGTATCGCTCCAGCATCTTGTCCGAAAACCGTTCTATTATATTAAACTACCTCGCCATACGAAGTAAATATAGGCCAAGAATGGCTATTTGTAAACCACTACGTGAAAAAAGTTCTAAATATCTTCCACCAAGGCTGACCACATGTCTGCAGTATGCAGAGCTCGTGAGAGCGGTGCTGACGCATACATCATATCTCTTGTGCGATTCTCTTCCTTGTATAGACCATCATGACCAAGAATTGCTAGATACTCATCGTCTGAAAGTTCGATGCCAAACTGGCCTAACAACCTTACACTACGCTGAGCATGAGTGAGGCCATCCTGCAACTTATCGTTGAAGGTATAAAGCATTCCCTTATTTCTATGCCAGTCAGAAGTCTGAGGTAGATACATAGCCTCTCCTTCTCTAGTTCCGATCTTGCCGATGTCGTGGAATAGACCCACAAGGACGAAACTCTCTTCTGGGATATCGATCTCAAAGCATGCTCTCACCTTGAGGACATTCTTTGTTACCTGGAGTGTATGACCAACAAGGCCGCCGGGATAACATGAGTGATGATCTGTCCTCGAAGCAGCCGGAGCGGTGAAGTATCTATCACCAATCTCTTCTAACATAGCCTTAATCTTCTCTTTGCGATCACCTTCGAAATGCTTTTCGATCAATCCTTCAACAAACTCTATATACTTCTTAATACGTTCTTCGTCTGTCATTACTTAGCCTTTGCTTTTTTCTTCTTACCGTTATCGAACTGCTTACATGATACCAATAGCGAAATGGCTGTTGGCTGCTTGCATCCGAGAACACAACGTTTACATTTATTATCCACCTTACCTTTGGATTGCCAAAGGAGTAGATCATCTGATACTCTATCCTGTACTGTGAGGATATCCTTATGGTTCAATTCAGGCTTGAATTTCACCCTTTGCTTTGAGCCAAGGCGAGTCCATATGCCATCCTTGAATTGTGCCACGAATCCACGTGAAATCTTTGAGAGCCCCAAGCTCTTATATAGTGCCAGTGGGATCAAGTAGAATCTGTCGTTAAGAGGATCGTACACATATCTCTGCTTAGCATCTCTCGGCTTCCTATGGAAGAAATACCGATGAGGCTTTGCCATGACGAGGATAGTTCCTTCAGGGAATTGCTCCTCAACAGCCAAAGGAGCCAGCTGCTTCATGGAGTTGACATTCCGTCCATTAGCAACTGCCTCTTGCTTGTATTCGTTCCTGCGTCTTACGATCTTGAATTTGCCATCAGCCGATACTTCAAAGAATTTCTTATCAGGGATCTTTCCTAAAGCGGCTTTCGGTAGGATTGTAAACCTATCCCATAGGACGTTAAACGCCATATCTTTCATTGGCTTCTTGCTGTTGTCTACAGGATGAATATTATAGAATGTGTTCAACAAAACCTCCTCTGTTAGTAGAGGTATATAAGCAATACTGATACAGCTTTATACTACGCCTTGATGTCTAGTAGATCTCCGTATTTCGTGAAAGCTGGAATCTTAGCAAGCTTTGGTGCCAATTGTTCGACAGCTTTCTTCAAGCCTTTCCAATCATTGGCTTCCTCATACTGATTGCTAGCGATCACCCATACGTCAACCTGCATAGCTGACTGCTTCGTGAAATTGATCTGCGTAGGATGGTGGTCATATGCATAGACGACCATATGTAATCTCCAACCTTGAGGGACCAGAGGCTCTACTTGTTTGGCCAGAGACTTGGTGCCAAAGATCGCGGTCAGCTGTTGATGAAATTCACTTAGGTCACCGTTGAAACTGTCCACGGCTTTAGGAGTTGGCTTCACCTTGAACTTCAACGAAATCATGGGGGACCATGGCTTCATATCTACATCCCAAGTAGCGCCTATCTTTACGTTACCATACTTCTTATCAGTTGTATTCTTGTAGCCCATTGTTGTCCTCCATATTAATGTCGATGTCGTTCCTACTAAATATCAACTAGGAGGTCGATGTGCTAGGTAATTGTTTTGCAAACTCAGACATCCAGGGTTTTATAATACCAGTAGCTGCACCGGGTACTTGCTTTGCAGTGATGAAATAAAGCGCTATAAGTACATTCATCTGTTTTGGTGTAATGTATTTATTCTTTTCTATGAACGTCCCAATCGATCTAATCATTTCGTAGTTACTTTGCTTACCAGTATACCCTGTCATCAAAAAATGAACCATAGCGACAGTCTCTTGAACCTGAGGTGGTGTAAACGATGGGCGAGGTATTTTGTTTTTGACCTGCCAATCCTGAACACCATTTACGCCAAACTTCATAATATGATCTTTTTGCTTGTCCGACATATGTCTGCCTTGAACAAAGGCTTGACTATATAGAGACATAACAAAATTGTTATCAAGATCCCATTTCCCATCAGTACAAAGTCTTTTTGCGATCTGTGATTTGTCACCAATCATTTCACCAAGCTTCTGATATGGAACACCTAAAGTTTTTTCACAGATCTTCGCTGTAACTACTTCCCAGAACTTTGTATAGGCCTTAAGATTCGTATCGACTTTAACATTCTCAATTATTTGTTTATTGTCTGTTGCTGTCATGGCCAATTCTTGAGCCTTTTTCTTGGCAGCCTCAGCCATTGGACTTAACTTCTTCTTCTTGTACGTGGTCCTTGACTTGAATACAGATTTTGCAATAGGTTTGCCATATTTGAATTCATGCGAATATGAAATAATGAAGAAAGCACATTCTTGACAAACTGATAACTCTGCATCTTCTTCAGACTCGCCAACCGGTACCAAAGTATATTGATCATATACCGGAACATCACCCATGGCCGCAAGACCTTGGCGAGTCTGAACAACTTCACAATATTCACACGAAAAAGACACATCATTGATACGAAGTGTCTTCCATACAAATTGCTCAATGTATGAATCTAAAGCTTTCCTGAGTTGCGTATCCATGTCTTCCCTTTACTAGAAGTTTACATGCTTTATAATAACTTGCCCACATAAAGTAAATGCCCCTGGACGCATTAGCAATCCAGGGGCAAATCAACGTTTAGAGGTTCAAGCCCTCCATACGTCTAAAGCGAATAACCACGTCAGACCACCTCCTCTCTATTCACGCTGTACTACTTTTGTGCACAGCGGCTAAGATCTCATCTTTAACAAGATCGGGTTTTTCGAAAACTTCCTTCTCCCAAAAGCGAAGAAGGACCAAACCATTTCTTCGGGCTATCCAGTTTTTCATCATATCATTCTTCTTAGCCTTCAGAATATGATAGCGCTTCTTTGTTGTATCAGCGTCTGGATTGCCATGCCAGAAGTCCCCATCGGTTTCTATAAGGATGGGATAATCCTCTAGCTTAAAATCAAATACCTTCCAACCGTCGATAAAGAAAATAGGATGTTCTGATTCAAATTCAATGAACATACCTTTGAGCATCTTCATCATTTCCAATTCAAGACCAGTACGTTTTCTACCCTTCCTGTTTGGCTTGTTCCTCCAAGCCGATAGGCCCTGTTTCTTCTCCGTTATCCTCTTCTTCTTTTTCGCATATAACTTTTCTTTCGAGTCCATCTACTTTCTCTTTTAGGAATACGATCTCCTGTTCAAAGTTCGATAGGTGATCTGTAAGTTTTCCGACCCGAGATTCCAAAAGAACACAACGACGATGAACAGCGACCATGATAGCTATAGGATCAACATCCAGATCCTCCGTACCGAGATTGTATTTATTATCTCCCGCTCCGACCAAATTTGTCATTTCTTAACCTTTTTTCTTTTCTTGAATAGGAATGATAAGTCGAATTCTGAATCCCTTATATTTTCATTCCTATGGAGCATGACAGCCTCTAATTTGAAGGCTCGTGATTGACCACCAAGATTCTTTGTAGTAGCAAAGCCAAATTCACGATTGATCTCTACTAACCTGAACCATTCTTTCTGGTATGGATAATCTGCCACCTCAACCATTCTACCAAGATCGTCTTCAGTGGGTACCAATTCCTCTGGAGGGTCTACATACTTCAAATACTCGATACCATAGAAATTATCCAGAGGCGCTGTCTTTACCCGAATCCTTTTTTGCTTCTTCTTCGTGAGGATGTTCTCCACCTTCTTTTTTCTTGATTTTCTTTTTACCTTTGGCTTCTTTTCCTTTACCATCAGTTTCATCTCTTTCTGCATTGGTGAATTCGTCGGAACAATATTCGATGGCATTTCTTAATTGTGCATTTTCATTCTCACCATCTTCAGCAGGTGGTACATTGATATGATGCGTGGCATGAAAACTACCATCAGCTTGCTTACCAATCTTGTAATTCTCGGGCATGAGCTCTGTTCCTGTACCTTCTTCTATTTCATGTCTACCACCCAAAACATTATCAAGGCTTTCCATGATAGCTGACAATGCATCATCTTCACTCATATGCTTACTTCCTATAGGAGTAGAAATATGGTCAACAGAATCATCTGCTATATCTGTAATCGTTAGCTGTTCACCTGTTAGCTCTTTATACTGCTCGAGCAAATCCTGGACAATAGCCAAGATTCCCGCACCGAATGAGGACATATCAGCCACTGAAAGATTGAGATTCTTATCACAACTGAGCACGCGCTCAACATCTACCAGGCCAGAAACCTCTGACACTGTTGAGAAGCCATTCAGTTCATCATGTAGTCTGATTGTCTGATGCTTGATTGTATTGCAGAAGTTGTAGAACCTTACATAGGTTCTGGCAACTTTTTTTAGATTTTCAGGTGTTGTCGTCATCATCATTCTCTTCACCATATTCTACAACTACAAGGTTGAATTTAGGAACAGAGTTTGATAGATCTGATTCTATGTCATATTGATCTAGTAGTTTTGCCATGTTGCCTTCACACTCTTCATACATATAATACATCATCCTACCAAGTGTGCTTGTTAGGCCTTGTTCTTCTAGATGTTGGATAACCAGGTTGGCTACCATCCATCTCCTGAAAGCTTTATTTTGTACCAAGTCCTCATTGGCGAGTAGTGTTGGTACTTCTTTCCGGAGTGCTGCTATTTCGCTTGTAATTTGTGAAGCGATAGCAATGAGTCTATTTTTGAGTACATCCTCATCAACTTCGAGGAGTGCTGGCACGTCGTCCATTTAACACCTTCCCATTAACCATTTCAGTAGTTGAGGCTAACTAATGACACGTTCAAATTCTGCTGGGTGAGCCGGGAGACTGTGACAGCATTGATGTATGCCACTAGTTAGCCTGTAGTATAAATATCTGATACGTCCTAATCTAATACTTCATCTTCATCAACCACGACATATGACTTCGTGTCTGTATTCCATTCGACAGGTGTGAGTTCGTAGTTATCATGCTCTATTGGATTATAGTCAACGAGCTTCTTGTCTATCATCTCACCTACGTATGAGAGTGGAATTGGTATATAGAAATCGGCGGTATTGGGATTGAAAATCATGTTACCCATAAAGGCCTTATTCGTAGCATTCATCTGATCATATAAAAACATCAATGTAGTTTCCATCAAGGCAAACTTTTTACCAAAATTCTTATAGATCACCCTGGATGAGAGCTTCCTATTTGAATAGCCAAGAGCCAAAGCCTTGCTCGTAAAGGCTACAGTAGCGAGTGATTCCTCACTGATGTTGACATGGAAGAATACCCCATTCCTAACATTGACGATGACCCATACTTTGTAGTCATTATCAATGATCGAGTTCATAACGATCTGGGCACTAAGTTGGCCCGGAGTCTTTAAGATCTCTGCTCTATCCTTAGGTGTTTTATTTGACTGTAGCAATTTCTGCTCCGCTACGAGGAATAACAATACCAGTCTGCTCCTCGATCATCTCTGGATTGGAGCATGACTCGTTGAATGTTGCGAACTCTGTTCCTGATTCCCATCTACCACACGAGGCAAACAGACAGCCAAACATGTTCGATAGATAGTCAGCCGAAGAGTAATCGCACTTCTTAATCCTATCACATCCAGGCAATAGACCTTCAGCCTTTTCAAAGCCCATCTTAATTAACTTATCTCTAAGCAACCAGTGTAAGCCAACGATGAACTCTTCTTCACAGAACTTTAACCTTCTACTCATCTGACCAAAGAGTGATCCCCATGTCTGCTCCACCTCATACGAACAACTACGTGACATGAGATTATATGAGTCCTTGTAATGAGCAAGAGAACGTAGGTTCTCTAGATCACGAAGGTTATCAAACACCTTGGTTCTGAACGCAGGGTCGGCTTCAACCATATCATACACATGAGTGTATAGAACATAGTCACCAAAGTCAGCAACCTTATAATCAGTGAACTTTACTCCAACCCTAGCTCTTGAATGCTGATCGAATTGGCAGATGGGTGTGTTGAAGACACGATACCTAACCATGTCTTCATCGCAGTTACCCATTAGAACCTCAAGTTCTTCAACACCTTTTCTGAGCTGCACTGTTCCTTCAACTATCATATGGCCTCCATGAGTTCTTTATCGCTAATATATAATTCGTTGACTCCCCATTCTGCGACAGCCCGCTTTACAATTTCAGGGTTCGACCAAAAAATCTTACCAGCGTAATAACCGATCAATGGGAACTTACGCTCGATGGCATCCACAATTTTCGTATACAAGAGTCTCATATACTCACCTTCTATATCATCGGCAAACTTCATAGCTGAGATCGAAAGGAGGTTCTGCCCGAAGTGATAAGAGTGCTGATAACACTGTGGTAGGAACGCTCTAGCTGACTGCCACGAGCCAGATCCTTTCTCCAATACGTCTCCGTATAGATCCTTGAGGCCTTCGAGTGCAGTGATATCATGAGGCATCTGATCCGTAGGAAATATGTAATCACAATCTATCTTGTTGTTGTCTCTACATCCAATAGACATGAAAGATGTGAACGGAGTATGGGTGTGCCTATCAAAAAGCCATCGCGGCACTCCTCGTACGCGGAAGACAAATTGTACCATCTCTCGTGCCTGTGGTAGTGTATTGTCGGTGAGAACAGCTTTGATAACTTCAAGCTTACCCTCGAGAGGAGTTCTACTCCATTTTTCTTCATAGTCGTTATCTCCCCACGTTGCCGTGGAAGTGACGAACATTGTCTTATATGGATTTGCCGAATAGTCCTCTAGCGTAACTTCAATGTTCTCTGGAGTGAGTGGCAAATACTCCGTGCGTCTTGCTGGTTGCTCCGATGGGAGTGTTCCCGATACAATGCGTATTGCTTCGATTCGTTCATATGTCAACTTATCAGACACCTAAAACCTCCTTGCAATAGCGCTCGAATGTTTCTATCATTAATTCCCTTGTTTCATATGGACCATATCTATCACAGCCCGTTTCATCCCAAAAATACCACCCATCATCGTCTTTATCAAAATTCTGTTCGTCTGGATGTCTCTCTATCATGTCACATATCTATCTTCACCACTTTGCCTTTGCTTTCCTTCGCAAAACCAAAGCTGGATTTATTGGATGGAATAATTACGACGTCACCAATGTTCATCTTGGTTACATCATAAGTATTAAAGAACGTGACGAAAACGGATTGTTCGTCATCTTCGAGGACCACTTTGTAATACTCTCTACGTGTCTTCTTTGACTTCTTGATTTGGATTTCCGATACCAATCCATACAGCATATATGTTCCATCAGCCAAATCGTTTGGTGCTTGCTTAGGACTCATCATATCAGATACCACTGATGGATCAATAGCGTTTACCCTATCCACGAATAACTTGAATGGATGCTCCGAGATATAGAACTGGAGGAGTTCCTTTTCGGCTGCAAATGATTCGGTCTGAGTTGACACAACCTCACCTTCGAAAGCTTTTGTTGCTTCAGCCATTCGAGATTTATATGTGTCGCGTTTCCTCATCGATTTGCATTCAAGGATCTGTTCCAATAAAAGCTTATCCTTTTCGGTCACGGCTGAGAAGAATCCCAATCTACACAGAGCCTGATAGCTTCGCTTACCAATCTTCTTTTCATGAATCATCTCAACCAATTCAAGTGGCCTTTCGACGTTTAGTTCAACAACGTTGTCGATATCATTTGATGAGATACCCTTCACGATATGCAAACCGTAAATGATTCTGTCGTTATCGTAGTCTACTTCAAACCTGTTTGAGACTTCACCCATTTTGAATTCACCAAATTCGACACCTTGACTAATTGCCTGTTTGATGAACCAGCTCAAATCCTCGTTGGTTGAATGATTAAGTAGTGCAGCATAGTACTCCAATGGATAGTGGATCTTCAAATACATCGATACGTAAGCGTTCATAGCGTAAGCTAGTGAATGCGACTTATTGAATGAGTACTCGGAATACTTACCCATAATATCCAACAACCAATCGAGATCACTATCTTCAATGCCAGCTTCTTTAGCACCCTTCTTGAATTTAGCCAGCATTTCAAGGAACCTATCATTCTTGTCTTGATTCCCCTTGTGCAGTAGCTTTAGCGTTTTTCTACCATCGTCAGCTTCGGCAAGACTGAAGCCACCAATCTGCTGCAGGATAAACATGATCTGTTCCTGAAAGCATGGAACCCCATATGTCTCCTCAAGGATTTCCCATAGCTTAGGATGGATACCAGCCAAGTGTGCCTTGGCCTTATCTACATCAGCCTTGTTACCCAAATAGTCGTCGATACCACCAGCGTAGATAACAGCTGGTCTGAACAAAGCGTTGATAGCTGCAAGATCATCAATGCTTTTTGGTTGTACCTGTCTGATCAAGTTGATCATACTGTCCGAACCAAATTGGAAGATATCCCTACAGTTGCCTCTATAGAATTCATCATACACTTGCTCATCATCGAATTCGCCAGTAAGAATAGTCATTTCAAGATCCTTGATGCCATGCTTCGCTTCAATGAACTTCAATGCCTCATTGGTAATTGATGAGCAATTCAACCCAAGAATATCTAGTTTACAGTAACCAAGCTCACCTACTTCACGCTCATCCCCACCTTCCTGAACACCAGTTACCAATTCACCGGCTGAGTGAATCACTGGAATTTCAGCAGTATTGAGAGTGGTGTTACAGACCAAGATACCCGAAGCGTGTCTACCAACCTGTCTTACCATACCAAGCATTTTGTCACCAAGTTCGACAAGCATCTCTCGGTGCTCACTGATGAATTTCATTAGTTTCGCATTATTCTGTTTTTCGGCAACAGTATATGCTCGATCCAATTCATCGGCAATTGGTAGGTCAGATTTCAATGTATCGAAAAGTCCAGTAAGTTCATTTGACAACTTGAAGTCAAGACTGAATACTCGACACAGATCCTTTACGATTGTTTTCGCTCCAAACTTACCAAAGTTGGCGATGTGACAGACCTTCTCTAGACCATACCTCTCCTTGAGGTATCCTTCGACACCTTTTTGAGTATCAGAGTCAATGTCCATGTCGATATCCGCCGGATCAATCCTCGCCGGATTCATGAATCTCTCGAAAATCAAGTTGTGCTTTATTGGATCAATCTTGGTGATGTCCAATACGAATAGAACCAATGACCCACCTGCACTACCTCTTCCCGCACCAGTGGCTCCTCCTGTAGCGTAAACGTGGCCAGTAAGGATGTCGTCCAAAATGAGGAAATAGTCGACCATGTCTTTTGAGATGATGATCTCGGCTTCATACTTGATCCGTGCCATATATTCATCGACCTGATCTTCAGGAATAAGACCTTGCTCAAGTTTGAGCTTGAACTTTTCACGTAAGTTCGTAAGGAAGATGTCCTTGCTTTCCTTGGCACTATCTGTAAACTTCGGGAAGTTGTCCGGATACTTCGGAATTTCGATATCCACCTTATCACGAATTTCGAATGTGTTATCGATAGCCACGCCAAGAAAGTCTTCATCCATACCATACTTCCTCGCCTGCTCGTAGATATAGTCAATGTCCTTGATGAACAGATCCCTGACCGTATAGAACCAATCCTCAGGAGGGTATGATTCTACCGTCTGGCGTTGCTTGATCACATATAATAGATACTGAATGAACCAATCGTCCTTATTCGCGTAATGATAGTCAAGAGCGAACACCGGCTTAAGGCCAGTACGCTTCCATAGTCGGTGATAAAATTCGCCGACCTGTGCCTGCATATCCAACTCGTTCAATTGAACTTCAAGGTAGAAGTTGTCACCAAACTTATCCGCGAACTTCTTGATCAGAGCCTCAGCTCCTGGCTCATCGCCTTGGAGTACCAATTGATTGAATCGCGATTGGATACAACCTGTGGTGATGATGTTGTTATCATCCAGCTGTTCCCATATCATCTCGGTCGATACAAGCGGCTTCCTATAGAAATTCTCGAAGCCCATGTTCGACAACCTGATCAAATTCTTGACACCCTCATAGTTTCGACAGTAAGCCAAGAAGTGATTATTGTTTGATTCAGAATCAAACTCATCGCTATCATCACCAGCCTCCTTGGCTGCACGCTTAGCATCCCTGAGTTCTTTTTTGGCTTCCTTGAATCTATCAACGTCTGCATGAAACAAATCGTTGATATATAATTCACAACCAAGGATAGGTTTGACTCCTTGCTCCTTACACTCCTTCCAAAACTTTAAGAACGAAGCCATGTTGCCATGCTCAGTAAGAGCTACGGCATCGGCTCCGATCTCTTTTGTTCGAGCTACGATGTCAGGTATTCTAGTAACCCCATCACCAAAGCTATATGTACTATGGCCATGAAGTGGAATGTATGATTCGCGCATTAAATGTCCTTGTGTAGAGAACCAATGTGAACAGTCACATACCCTTTTCTAGGATCGGCGGTGCGCTGTTCCGGTAGTGTATATAATACATCCGCTGCCCTTGCGTATACTCTCAACAAGGTCAAGATATCATATGCAAGGTTGTTAACATGCTGACTTCTGTAATAGGCGTGAACGTAAACCATGTTATGCCTATACATAATCTGGATTAATGAGATACAAGCTGCCAACTCATCATTCCCTTGATATTTTGGCTGAATGACAAACTGCCTTGTATTCAGATCATCATGAAGTAGACGTATGCCATTGTAGGTTACGGCTCTAACAATTTGCTTGCGTTCAATCCAATCACCATCTTCAAGAGGCGGGATATCACTATCCTCGGCTATGATATTAGCAGCTACATCAAATTTGATATCGAATGAATAGGTTGCGTTAATGATCTCATTAAATTGCTTATTGGCTATCTCGATTTTTTCACCGTGAAGATCTACCCTACGAGTCAACAGTATGACCTCTGTTAACAAACTCTGCTTATCATAGAATCTCATTGTGATGGCCTCACATCTATAAACGCTCCGCTGACACTCAATCCGGCCAAATCAGTTGTTGTCATGTTATATGTCCTTGATGCTTCTGCTTCTTTCTGAATGGATACCCAAGTTTTCATAATGCCTATATGATTATCGTAAACATCTTTGCTAGAAAATGGTGCTGGGCCAAAAACGTTCTCATAACGAACTGGCTTAGGACAGTGATCCCTGAGATAATCAGCATCTTCATCAAGAGTGATATAGTCAAAAGGATCTTTACCTGTGACCAGCTTTATGATTTCAAGGTATCTCTGAAACGTTGCAGCTCTACCTCTAGCGAGAATGAAATCCTGCCAATGAAACATAATAACTTTTGTTGTCGATTTCAATTCCGAGTGCTCAAGAACATCGATCATCTTCATAAACATCTCTGTAAAGTACTCGATTCTGAAATAGTCCTTGTAGCCATTTCTGTTAAGAGTCACACAATGTGGCTCGTCGGTATGAATGGCAGTCAAGATTTTCCTTATTTGTGATGAATTATCTTGTGGCTCATCACCATATACAAAAACTGGTTTGATAACCAATAGCTTACCTTTTGGTATCGACTGCTTCACAGCCATTTCGCCTTGATACTTAGTGAGCCCATAGAGTGTTTTAGGATCGATGCGTGAGTTCTCATGGAAATCACCGGGAGTGATATATGTCATATATTCATTAGGGTCAAATACTGCAGTGGTAGAGAAGTAAATAAAGTAAACATCTCTATTCTTGTTCCACTGTCTGCGCCATAGATCAATCATATGCTGAGTACCGGTTACATTTACTTTGGTAGCTATGTATGGATCTTCATCACATTTGTCTGTGTTGACATATGCGGCTGTATGAATGATAACCAGTGGCCTGTCGAGATCAACATCGTCGAGTCTTTTATCCCAATGATCGATGTTATCAGAACAGCATATATCTACTTCACGGTTCTTCACTATCCTCATCGGGTTAAAGCGAGATTGGTAAAATTGATTTGTGAAATATTCAGCGTCACCAGTTGTAAGGCGCAAGACAAAACGCTGTTTCGCCTCCAGTGCTTCAACTATGGCCGAACCTATCATACCACTTTCACCAGTAACCAAGTAAACTGGTAGCTTTGGTTTCTCTTCCTTTTTCCTGCCCCACATTATATTTGGCTCGCTCTTATTATGGATATAATAGTTTCAGCTGCTTCAAGTGCAGAGTGTTTATCTGAATTGTCGACTATCGGTATATCGAACTCTTTATGGACTTTCAGTTCGTTTATGATATTTCCAAATATTCTCTGATGTTCTTCTACTTCTTCTGGTAAAATATCGGTTTCATTTGACGACACTATTCTTTTCTTAAGATCATCCGCTTCAGCAGAGATATATATAAAATGATGTGTCATTCTTAACCAAGCTGGATGCTCTGGAAAAGCAAGGTTGCATAGTTCATTAAAGAATACTCGCTCATCTATTTTTCTTCCATAAATCCTGGCGTATGCGATCTGTGAAATAAATGATCTCACAACCACTAGAGCTTTGCCACCTGACTTTTCTACAAGATGTCTCCGTATTGAATCTTTACCAGTTCTATCTACACCCTCGAGATGTATTACGCATTCTTTCATTTGTTTAACCCCATTACTTCAAGTTCGACAAAACTACCAATAGCAACTAACTCCTTTGGAGTGAATGCACCAAACATCAACAACTTATTCCATTCACCTTCTTCTGCTTCATCAAAAATAAAAGATGCCAAATTAGATGACCCTGATGGAAGTGCTTCATTCCAAAGCTCTGCATCCTTCCTAATACACATCAACGTTTCTTGAGCACTCTCCTCAAGAAGAGGGCCGTCGGCGGTGGTCTCAACTATATAGATATATCCCCAACCATACCTTTCCTTTTTGATGATCAAATCAAACTTGAGATGCTCCCAAGCTTTAATCTCGTGAAGTGCAGCTGGGTGTTCATAGAAGCAAAGTGTGAATAACCTTTTCATATAGTAACCTCAACAAAGTTTTTAATTACGTGTACATCTGGCAGAACACCGGAGACCTCTTCGCCAGAAGGGTTGAATAGATACGAGCGAATACCATTGTATGCAAATTCATTGGCATTCAAGACCTCATCATCTATAGCAAACTCAACATTGGCAGAGCCAAGATGTTCCACTGCGTACTGACCTTTGTTCTCATTCCATATAATACAATCGTATGGTATATTATTCTCGGACAGGAATTTAAGTGTGTCAGCGTAGATTCGATAAATCTTGTCATATGGCCTTGCCGTCAGCAAGACAATTGTATACTCATTACTCTTTAACCAATTCATGAATGTCCGAATACCAGGAACTATTGGTACCTGCGACTTCCTGCCTGATAGTCTATATTCTCTCTTCAACTCATGGAATAGAGTTGGGTTGTGTCGCAAAAAATCCGATGGTTGCTTATCAATCCATTCTTCATCGCCCACCTGAAGAGCAAAGTAAGTCATAAGAGGTTTAGGGTATTGAGCGATGACACCATCAATATCTATAAGAGCTATAGGATGGGTAGACTTCTTGAGTTTTTCGATCGTCTGCTGCTGTCTAAACTTAGCATCTACCACAGTACTCTTTTCATCAAACTTACGAATGAAATCCTTTGTATCAAAACCATTCAATATAGCTATAGCAATGGTATATTTGACAATATCTACAATGTCTTCAAGAAGGTTATCCTGAATGGTTTGTTGATCTGTCGTAGCATGCATCTTCCAATCAAAATTATCAAGCAGACCATTAACCTTTCTGGACATAGCAAGGATATATTCCTTATTCCAGTCTAGCTTGTCACCTTCCAAGCCTTTAATGAGTACATCTAAATCTAGACCTTGAGCTTTGAAGAACTCTTTACCAAAACGTTTCTGTATTCCAAATAACCAATCTATTGGTACATCTTCTATCATAACCAAGCTCTCATTATATCGTGTGCCTCCTTCAGTACGTCGTTGAACTTTACTCCATGCTTCCACTGAGCATAACGCCCAAGGTTCCTTATATGGTTCACTCGCTTCATGTCAATCGAATTGACGATCTGAATGGGAATGTTCTCAAAACTTTTCAATACCGCACAACCCATAAATGGATCGTCAATCTTATCGAAGGCTACTCTTCTTTCAAAGACGTTATAGTCATCGAAAAATGACACGCGATCAAATGAGTTACATGTACTATACACATAAGAATATCCGGCCTTGCGCATTTGATCTAGCAAATAATTTTCACCGCGCTCAGTAACATAAAACGACTTTGGTTCTACTTTCATATCACAACCAAACAAAAGCTCATCAATCATCTGCTGAAAAACTTTGAGATTAAGAGTATTCACCAGCTTCCAATAGCTGTACCTCTTCCCATCTTCATCTGTAATTATACGGAGCTGCATATCTACATGACTAACGTTTTTGTCTATGATCTGGCCGCGGTCTCTACAGACATTAAGCATTCTTGAGAATAAGCCTAAATAACTATGTTCACCAAGATCATCAAATGTGATATGACCAATTTCCGTTTCGCCGGCAGACAAAAAGGTGGATTCATACTCCTTTTTACCTCTAGTCTTTAGAGAGTAGTATCGCTTGAATTTTTCATCGGCTGTAGCAGATATATCAACACCATCATAGTAGCCTACCTTAGCCATGCTGATGATCTGTATTGGGAAACCAAGCCCAGCGCCATGCTTCCTAAAAAAGTCTACGGTTTGATCGTCTAACGTTATAAGTCTAGGGCCAAGTGAATATTTTGAATTCAACTGGCCCATTGGATTTCTATCGAAGAATTTGAATGTAGGATTAAGATATGCAAATGTAATCCCAGCTACACCTCCACCCAAAATGTAATTCTTTGTCATTTAGTATCCCGAATCTATGCGTTCATGATTTTTCTTATTTTTCGCTCTATATAATTCCATGAGCTTTACTGGTGTGATGCCTGACAAGATCATTAGCTCCAGCATCAAATGTACCGAGTCAATGATTTCCTCTTCAAACCCTTCTCTATCATAATCATAAACCTGTGTTTGTCTGTTCGGTCTATTCTTGAGATGCACTACTGTTTCGAATAGCTCTTGTATCACATGAAAGACACATTCCCTATAGACCTTCACATCTTCTTTTTGAGACAGATCAAGAGGATACTTCGGAAGCATTCCAAGACCTCTGTAACGATCCATAAGTGCATTCTGTCTAAGGAACAATTCATCTAATCTGTCAGCCCTGACGGCCGAGTTAGATCCGTCTTTCAAATCAACCATTATATTTCCTCAGTTTAACGTTCTTGATTTGCATCAACTTCACTGCCATATCATGGTCAGCCTTAAAGTCTAGTGACCGATAATCCGTTGCATATACAACCTCACTTACTCCAACCTGTACCAAGTGCTTCGCGCAACCAAAGCAAGGCAAGAATGGAACATACATCGTGGATCCATCCAGCCTATGTCTCTCGGCAAACAGAAGTGCATTCATATCGGCGTGAATGATGTTATCATACTTCTCAGGTCTAGTAAGAGGAAATTCCGTGACCGAAGCACCAGCTGGCAATGAGTTGTAACCTGTACTGACGATACGGTGGTCTTGATCTACAATTATACAACCAACTTTTGTGTCCGGATCTTCTGACCTCTTCGACACAGCTTCCACTATACCAAAGAAGTACTCATCCCATGATGGTCTATTTGGGTTGTGCTTTTCCATCGCTTCCCTTAACTTACTTTGTTCTGATGTTGGGAGATGACTATAGGCATGAGTAAATGCCCGAAATGGTCTCGTTCTTGATCTAGCTCTACCACCATCCTCTTCAGGCCAGTGGTTTACTTCACTTTCTGTATTATCCAATCTAGCCATTCTAGCTTTGTACCGTTCGTCGGACTCATTGGGATACGGAACACGTTGATCTCTCATTCAAAACATTCCCCTGTCTCTGCGTTGTATGCCATCTGTCCTGTCTTATGACTCCAGATGTTTCCTTCTACAACGTAGTATTTAGCCAACTGGCCCATCGTCATATATCTCCAAATTTCGCTAAGCGATGGACCATACTCCTCAATCAACTTTGGTAAAGTACCAGCAAAGTACGTACCAGCTTTGGGTGCAATTCTCTTGGCAGGCTGGACTGGAATTTCAACTGCATATGCTGACCGTTTCTGTGCTGCACGAAATCTGTCATGCCGCTTATCTGCCTCAGACTTATTGCGATTGATTTCATACCTATCAATCATCTCCTGTGTTACACCTTCAGGAGTAGAAGGCTTTTCCTTTACGGCTCCATCTACAGTATCCAAAACCTGATTTATCCTTGTTGCCATCGAATGAATTCCTCCAGTCCGTTATCTAATGATGGTGTGAACAATCTATACAATATAATCAATGGTGCCAGAAACATTATTAGCACCACTACTGCTATCTTCAGTTTTTTGCTTCTTTTTCTTTTCGTTGAAAACATTTCGTGTCTCCTTTACCGGCACTATCTTTAAGCCAATACGAGGGTCATTTAATCTAAGGCCTGTCTTTACCCTCCACATAATTCATATCCACATCTAGCATTGATGCAATGACCACAGCCATTCTCTAATACATATGACATATCACCGCATTTCGGACACGCCTGAAGGTTATCTAATTCTGCAGCGGGAATGGCAGAGTTAGGAACAGAGTCCTCGGGTTGTTGTTCGTCTGTGAATTTCTCCAATGCGATCGCTACCGCTCTTGGTACCGAATTGATTTGATGTCTTCTGCCAGCATCCTTATCATGCCAGAAAACTACTGTACCGGATGATTCAATTTTTCGTAGATCGTCAATAATAAAATCGACGCTATCTGCGTTCTTCATAAGAGCGCTAAGAAGAACAGTGATTGTCTGTAGCTCTGGGTTATCCTTACCATAGGATGATATGAATATCTCGAATGGCTTCTTAGGATCATGAGGGCTTGGGTTGATTGTAATGTATAGCTTTTCATCACCAGAACCAGATGGGATTTTATAGGTCACACCTCTGAGCTCTATTGGGCGTTTTGGCTTTCCTTTTGGTTTCTCCTCAACAGAAGGGCTATCGTCATTTTTGATCAAAACACCCTCCCTAGACCCGTCTCTATACACGGTTATTGACTTTAAACCGCTCTGCCATGCCAACCTATATATTTCACCCACGGTTTCAATTGGAGTGTCTTTAGAGAGATTTATCGTACTAGAGATTGAGTTGTCTACGTACCTTTGTATAGCTGCCTGTAAACCTATCCTATACTCTGGGTCTATGTCGTGGGCTGTTACTATATAGTCAGGTAGATTTTCATCGTCCATAAATCGTTCACTAATGATTCGTGGGTAGGTTTTGTATTCCTTGAATTTTTGACCATCCTGTTCACGGACTCTACGTGTATAGTGAGTTGCAAACAGAGGCTCTATTCCGGATGATACCTGAGCTATGATAGACCCTGATCCTACAGGAGCACAGGTAAGCAAGAATGAATTGCGGATACCTGTTTGATGAACCTTATCTGTCAGCTCCTGTCCTTGTGCATCCATCCACCGTGCTATGAATTCACTCTTCCACCCTTCGACTGTCCACCAAGGGAATGGACCTTTCTCTTCAGCCAATTCGACTGACGCTTCATAGGCCGCATCCCTATATGTAGACATAATAGACTCGATCATATTGATAGCCTCATCAGAATCATATTTGATTCTCATCTTAATGAAAGCGTCGCCGAGGCCAGTGATACCCAAACCAATTCGTCTTTCGTTAAGGGCCGTCTCCTCTTGTTGAGGTAAGGCATGTCTACCTTTATTCCAATCGATACAGTTATCAAGAAATCTAACAGCTACTCTAATATCATCTGCAAAGCGAGCGAAATTAAATATACCTGCAGCATCTTCGGTATCATTAACATATTTAGCCAAATTCATATGGCCCAATAAACAATTAGCATAAGGACCAAGAAACTGCTCACCACATGGATTGGTGGTTAGTGCTGGATTGATATAATGAAGAGCGTCGTTCTTCCTATGGTTATCTATAAAGAAGATACCAGGCTCTGCGTGTTCGTGTGCATTGGATACAATAGCGTCCCAGATCTTCTTTGCACTCACCTTTTTCTTTACAGTCGGGTTAGGTGAATCTACAGGGAAACGCTGTTCGTACTTCTTATCGTTTTCAAGGGCATCGAGAAATTCATCGGTAACATGGACCGAAATATTGGCATGCTCCACCATTTTGTAAAGATCATTGTAACCATGGTCCTCGCCTTCTACATACTTGATTTGACCTAAGATCTTCTTGATTGTGATGAATTCCAAAATATCCGGATGGTGGATATTCATGGTGATCATCAACGCTCCACGTCTTAGCTTCTGATGAACTGTATGAGTTGATCGAGACATGAGATCCATAAAGGAACAAGCACCAGGAGATTCACCACCGCTGTTCTTGACCGCAGATCCTCTGGGACGCAAAACGGAGATGTCAGTGCCAACGCCTCCTGTAGCTCTATAGGTGAGTGCTGACTCTTTGAGCCAATCATAGATTCCTTCAATCGAATCTTCCTTATGAGGAACTACATAACAGTTTGTACAGCTAACCTTTTCATCCCTACCAAGTGCATACATGATCCTACCACCTGGAATGAACTTGAAATCTTGCAGAAGACTATAGAAGTCGCGTGACCAAAGATCGCCGTCCTTTTCTATATTTGCAGCAGCATCAGCCAATCGATGCCACATGTCTTCAGGCGAGTTTTCATCATCCAATAGATATTTGTCAGCAAGAACATTTGCAGCTAATTCGTCCCCTCCATACCAGTCGAGTAGTCTTCGAATTCTATCTTCACTATTCACTCAATACTCTCCCTTAGTAGCGAACCATTTTCCTCGCCAATCAAATGTGACTGAGCCAATGTATGCCCGTTTAGCTTCTTTTCCGCACTTGGGGCAGTTACATGTTCTGCCGTGTTTTTCATACTGTGATATAGACATCGTCTTTTCGAAAGCGTGCTCACAACTCTGGCACTCGAACGGATAGACATTCACTTCTTCCTCGTTACTATATGGATCACATCTCTAGCACCTGTAGCATCATTGAATTTGAGCACTTCGAAATCTACTCTACGATGGCTGCTATACATTTCATGTCGTTCAGCAGCCTTAATGCATTCTTTAATAGCTTCGTCCTGAGTGATCTGACCTTTTTTCTTGTCACTGCCATAAGGGGCAGAGAACAACATTTCTACCTGGGTATCACCAGTGAATGTGTTCTCTACCGTTTTCATTAGTGTAAATCGCTCCGCCATTATGTCTTCTTACCTTTCAGGTTCCGCCAGATCTGCTTACCTGCATCAGGGTTATCGGAATCGAACGCACCTTGCAATGCTTCACCGAGTTCCTTTTCAGGTGCATCATTAACCATGATGTATGATTTTGAAGGATCAATCGTGACCGGCAATGCCATTCCATCATAACCAACTCTGTTCTTGGCAATATAGAGTGTGCCGGTTCCCTTTTCTCTATCAGCCATATTTCTGGAGAATGTAGCTACAAAGTCAGAGATTTGTGCCTTGCTAATAGCTTCACCCATCTTATCCAGTGTAATGATCTGATCAGAGAAGCCATCTCTATTAGCCTGAGTAGCAGTCCAAATAGGAAGCTTCAGTTTCATACCCAAAGCTCTCAGATCTTCGTAGATGGCTTCCAACTCAAAACGCTTCTGTTCATACTGCTTCCTTGATCTCATCAAATCTGCATAGTCAATGATGACCACACCAGGCTTGAAACCCATAGCTCTGAGTCTACCAAGGTGAACTTCGATTGTGTTGGATGACGCTGTCTTGGTTGGGAACTCCTTAATGACAAGTCTGCCACCATTGAATTCCTTGAGTCTTCCTTCGACCATATTAGCGTTGTCTGGAATATCCTTCATTCCAACACCAGTGATTCTGGCATCATATCTATTACCAATATTGATTTCTGATAGCTCGAGTGAATAATGTACTACATCCATAGCAGCTGACATAGCACCATAACCCACATTCACCAACAGATGACTCTTTCCTATACCAGCAGGAGCCATAAACACACCAAGCTCACCTGCGCCAAGGCCTCCATCCATAACACTGGAGTTATCAAGGGCTGGCCAGCCGGTTGGAGCACATTTGCGTATTCGCTTTTTGGCTCTGTCTCTAATTGATTCTTCTTGAAAATACTCGTGACCGGTATCTATTTTTGTCGCGGCCTTGAGTGCATCTTCCATTCTCTTAGGAATGGCATCATGTTTGCCGGCATTCAATAGTTCTACACAGTCTAGAATTGCTGCTTCCATCGATTTGTTACTACAGAATTCGAAAGCCTTTTCTTTCGCCTGAACGATTTCAGATACGTTAACTTTCTTTGCGATGTCAAACAGAAGTGCAGTGACCTCTGTCTTTTTTTCGTCTTTAAGGGCCGACAACTCAACCTTAAGCAAGTTGAGAGTCGGTATATCAGAGTGCTTCTGGTATAATGATACAACTGTCTTCCATACGGTTTCGTGAGGTTCGCTAGGAAAATATTCAGGCTTAAGTATTTCGAAAACGCTTTCGAAAAATTCCTGATCTGTTATAGCGCCTTGCAAAACCCTTGTTTGAAACAATTTACCAAAAAAGCCAAAGGACTCCTCAGCTGAATACTGCATTAATTTCTCCTTAGCCTATTTCAACTTTTTCTGGACGTATTCTTTGGAAGGTCTCGGTCCACGAATCGATCCTTCGTGGTGAGATGTTCTCCTTGACCAATGTAAGACGGAACTTCATGGGATTAAACCGAGGGACGTAAGTGGTAAGCGAGGCCTGAATATCATCAACGGACTTGAGGCTAATGTCCGGGTCCAGAAGCTGGACGAGGTCTTGATTCCTAAGCATAAGTGCGGTGTTCTCTTCGATAAGATACTTCTTATACTTCGTACCACCGGGCTGCTCAGAGCGTTCTTTTGCCACTTCCACAATATCGCTAGTGGAATAAATATGGCCATCGGCTTTGAGAGAATCCAAGAATGGGAAATCTCTTAGCAAAGTTTTTTCACCGACCCCTTTGATACCTGAAATATTGTCGGAAGCGTCGCCTCCAACAACTTTCGTAAGCATATAATTACCCGGATGGCACTTCAGTAGATCCTCCTGTTCACCATTTCCAGCGTGGTATGTACCGATACCAAATTGTCCTGGTTCGTACTCAGTCATACGAATTATCTCACCTTCCTTGTTCACTTTTTTTCTTATAGGACGGAAGATGGTTGTATGCTCATCGAGTAATTGCCAATAGTCTCGGTCACAAGTAACCATGATTTTCGTACAACCGGTGAAGTTCCTCGTAGCTACATAAGCTATTACATCATCAGCTTCCAGGAAGTCGATCGATGATTGGAACACCGGAAGATGCTGCAAAGCGGCTCTTAATACACTGGCCTGTCTAGAGAAAGCCTCCTTCTCATCCTCCTCGGACTTATCGAAATGGCCTCTATTGAAACCTCTGAATGTCCTCCCAGCCTTATACTCAGGGTTCAACTTCTTTCGCTTCTTGGTTGACCCTTTCCCCTCCCAAGCGCAATAGACTACATCAGGCTTGAATCGTTCACAAACGGAACGTAAGGATTGAAGGCTACCAAAGATACCTCCTACGTGTTCACCATTATCATTTGTGAAGTTGAGTGAACTGAAGTTTCTTACGAACATGTTCATTACATCAATGAACAGAATAACTGGTTTGTCTTTGCTCATTTGATCCCCTGCATAAAGATATGCCAGACCAATGGTCTGTCTGATTCGTGAATTGTTCCTACGTATATAAGTGGAGCATCAGGCATTGGATGGCCAGTTCCTATAACAAAGAATTCATAAGGCATCATCAATATCTCATCCGGATCTACAATAGCCCACATATAAGGCACACCAGATTGCTCAGCCACTGCAATAGGCTGTGCACCAATTGGCAGGTTGAGAGTGAATTCATCGGTGATTGGAAATTGGTACTTGAAGATTTTCTTCATATCGGATGTACCTCAGCTTCCTTACCCTTACTCTTGGCATACTTGATAGTCGCTATCGCTCCGCCACCATCTCTACCAAAGAATGGAAACCCAAGAAGTTTGACGGAGTGATTGACCATGTATTCATTTCTGTTATGATATGCTCGCCAGCCATTGGATTGTACAATTGGCATACGGAGCTGGATGATCTTGTCTGCGCAACGAATCGTAGTATTCCTACATTGAGCATTTGGTGCATGCTCCATAGTGTCTGGATACACCACTACCAATTCAGGAATGACTCGTGAATTTTTATCATCGACTTTTGCGATGGTCTTCATCGTCCTACAGATTTTGAGAGCTTCTGTATCAACCCCTACAGCTCCACCGAAATAGATCCGATAGTATCCAAGGAAGTTCTGCTCTAAGACTGAAATAAGGAACTCCTCCCTGTCAGGCGAGAAGTCCCTTGTACCTGTAATTGCTAAATTATATGCCACCGGGAAAACCTTTCGTCTGTTGCCGTAAAGCATCCATAAATTCGTCGGGCGATAACTATGGCTGATTTTCAACCTGATCATTTGATTTGTTTTCAGGAGCAAGCGGCCTGGTTCTCTCTATGCGTATCTCTTCTGTATCATAGTCGTACCCAACCATGATCATGTATTCACCATTGGCTGTTTTCCAATATGCGTATTCACCTGCTATTTTATGTGTATATCCTTCCAGCACTGCTTGCTCCTGAAATTTCTGCCATGCTATCTTTAGTGCTTTTCTCTTTTGTGATTTATTCATAGTCCGGCATGGGGAGTTAATTTTCGTGTCTACTTATTGATTAGAAGAATGTTCTTGAAAGAACATTGTTGATTTGGTTGAGCTGAGCCCTGTAATATGCGACTCTATCCTTTGCGCTTCGGTCGGTGTCTCCATACCTTGGCTGTGCGGCACCTCTCATCTTCGATTCGAGGGCATACTTCTCAGCCTGCAATGTGCCGAGCGCTGTTGCTACTTCATTCTTCATCCATGGTGTTGCCATATTCTATACTCCTCGTAAAATGTTAGCAACCCCATGCCGGACTATGATTATAATCAACTACATGACGAAGTTATACCTCTTCGTCTCCTTCGAGCTCTTCGACGGTGAAGTCCTCGTTTCGCTTTGAAGGATCTTGCTCTACATACATCTCTTCCTTAAGTCGCTTCTTCAGCCATTCCTTGAGCTTGGGTTCTTTCTCAAGATACTCAGAAAGCTTCTTCGATCTGAACTCATGTGTTTGCCCCTCAAATTCTATGCTACTCTTGAGGTTGTTCATCTTCTTGGCAATTTTGAATTCGATCAAGGGCTCCAACCAAGTATCCTCATCTACTACACCCTTATCAAAGTATACGCTGAACTTGCATTCTCTATGTGGAGGACCCATCCTGTTCTTATTCACCTTCGCTTTGACCACGGCTCCAATAACATCCTTGTCGGCCTTGATCTTACCACCCGAAAGTAAACGTACTCTTACTGATGAGAAGAATGGTATTGCTTTTCCACCTGGAGTTGTCATAGGGTCACCGAACATAGCTGAACTGCCTATCTTCATTCTCACCTGATTGAGGAATACCATCGCGAACCTTTGTTTGTTCACGAATCCGATGATCTTCCTTAATCCCTGACCAATAAGTCTGGCCTGAAGGCCTATAGTAGCGTCTCCATAATCCCCTTCGATTTCAGCCTTTGTTGAAGTGGCTGCTACCGAATCCCATACGACTGTTACCAGTTGCTTCTTGTTATCCTCCCTTACTCTCCTAACCACCGATTCGATTACATCGAATACCTCTTCCGTGGTTTGTACTGGACAGTAGATCAAATTCTTGCCCATTTTCAAACCAAGCATGTTGAGGAACTTCAGGTTAACAGAGTTTTCTGAATCAATCAGGACACAGATGCCACCTTTTTCTTGGCAGTCCTTCATGACCATGTATGCGACAAGTGATTTGCCTGTTGCTTCCTCACCCCAGATCTCTGTGAGTCTACCAACAGGAATACCACCAGTTGCATTGGGGTCATTCGCAATGCAAGCATCAAGGAGCGTTGAACCTGTGCTCAACCACTCCGTGACCTCTTGCACTTCGGTATCACCTCTACCGAGAATGTAGGCTACGTTCCCTGTAGCCTTTTTCAAGTCATCGACTATAAGATCAAGAGCTAGATCACCTTTGGACTCATCGTCATCAGTGTAGTCTTCATCGATAACTTTCTTTTTTCCCATTTACTCTTCCTCGTCTTCAGTCTCACTATCTCCAAGTCCGATTTCGGCGAACTGATCATCAACGCTCTTGGTGTCAGGTGTCTCTTCACTAGTATCAGTGTCGAAAGTCTTTACTGTACCAACGTCGGAATCGTTATTGGTGTCTGACTGTGAATTTGGATTGAGAAACTTCTCGAGTGCCGTCTCCATGTCGGAGGTTTTCTTCGGCTTAAAGATCTCGTTGATGTCGGGACATGAATCCACGACCTCATCGATCTTAGCCTTGTCCTTTACTAGCGGCGAAGGCTTAAGGGCAGTGCTGAGTGACTTGACCATGAAGCGGTTGTTCATACCCTTCCAATTGTCGATCGTAACCTTCAGATCGAGACCGGAGTGAGCATCGGTAACATCGACATCTTCCTCTGCTGCAGCTACGATCTGGTTGAGAATATCTTCATAGGTCTTAGGTGCGACACCCCAAAAACGAATGCCCTGATCTTCTTCTCCGCGTAGGAGAATAGGAACATAGATTCTCTGCTTAGGCATGAGTGACTTGAAGATTTCCTTGAGGGCGTCATTTTCTTTGTTCGACTCCTCATAGGCTCTCCACGCTTCACTAGCACCTTCACAGATGGGACAACTGGCGTCATCCATCTTCTTTGGGCACAGAAAGTTCTGACCGCCGATTCCATAATGGAACCAGAGTTCTCTAAGCGGCATATCTGTATCGTGTTTGTATGGGGTAATACGAACGTTGTGGTTTCCTTTGGGGAGTTTCACGAGCTGTGATTGACCTCCACCGCCACCTTGTTCAGCCATATTGTTAAGCGCACTGCGAATCTTACTTAAATCCATTGCGGTTCTCCTTAGTTAATCCATTGCGGTTACTACTTCACGTTACTACAATAGCTGATAATACATAGCAGGTCCTACTTATACTTCCGGTACTATATAAATATCATTCAACACCAGGAACCATCTCCCTCTTGTCATGCCAATAAGTCTTCCGTGGCGTCTCTATAGAGTAAGAGTTTTGATCGAGAACCTCTAATAACCTCTTTGCCAAAATAACAGCTTTTATTAGTACATCATATTTATCACATTGATATTTTGGATAGTTAATGAGCTGGATACAAAAACCAGATTCACTCCCTCCAGTATAAATGTAGTACGATTCATATATCCTTACACATAACCCAACTTTATCACAATATGCTCTGCATTCATTGGCTGCCAGGTCGACATCTCCAGCCATATAGATTTTTGCATAGTACGTATTACAAGACCTGTCCATAATGCACCTCCATGTTTCCATACAGACTTCAAAGTTCAGAGCGGCTTAACGCTGAGAAACGGGGGTAGAATCCGGGTTCTCGAGCGGGTTTTTGCATACTAAAAAGGGCCAAGGGGATTAACTCTTTCCCCCTGACCCTGGACTGCTTTATGTGTTTAGAGCTACTTCACATTGATAAATGGAATAGCTCCACCTTCACCGGTCACAGTATTGTTTCATCTATACCTACATCTTGCGATTGCCTTCCTTACATGGTTGATGACAACTGTAGTATGCGCTCTTCTCTTTCGACCATTAGCTTGTAAACGATAGATATGCTTTTTCTGAATTTTCAATGGAACCACCTTTTCACTCTTCGTGGAAGATCGAAATTGTCAAGATGAGATTGGTCAATACCAACCACATTAACAATGAATTCAAGTAGTGCTTTCAATTCCTTTTTCGTTGCATCGCGAGGGATAAGAAGATCACGCTCTTTTCCATCATATAAACTATGGTTATGTAGACCGAGACCATGAAGACCGTCTACAGCATCTGCCAAATCATCTTCAGCTTCATCATCGTATTCGTCATCATATTCATCCTCTTCTTCCATCATCTGCAACATTCTTTCGGTGAGTTCATCTACTTCTTCATCTTCATAAAGAGCACTGTCATCATCATCATACTCACCGTTCTCTTCGTCGTAGTCGACTTCTTCATCAACATTTACTGTAGGACGCAATACTCCAGGTGCTACCTCTTCTTCCTCTTCTGGAGGTGAGCAATAGATTTCATCTGATTCGTCTTCATGAGAGAGTAATGCATCAACTTCTTTTTGTGATAGGATGTCACCCACGTTTATTCTCCTTATAGTAATTGTTCCGATAAATAGCCAGTTGTGTAGAGTGATCAGAGAAAAAGATCAACACAAGTTCTGGATTTTTCCAGTGGATTCTCCACTCAATACTTTAGCCTTGCGCACTTGATACTTGAACCGGCATTATTTATCGACATTGCCGTATGTCTTAAACTTGAGCGCTTAAGGCTTGAGACTTTATAGGTTGCCCTAACGGGCTGCATTATATAGTCTATTATATAGAGTTCCATTCTATCGCTGATGGAGCGCGTTTCCCTATTTCCTCCTGTTTACATCTACGAAACAATCGATATGTTAAAACCCGATTACGTCTGTGGTCGCGTTGACCACTTCAAGAGTTCCATCAATTGACTCGATGCGATCTCTATGAGCAGCCAGATTACGCATCCTATCCTTTTCATCGTAATACCTCACGATCTGAACAGACAGCTCACCAGGACGGTCCTGGCCTCGAAGGCGATGCTGACCTTCCTTATCATTGAGAGCCATAAGAGACTCGGTCTGCATCTTGCCCAACTTGCGGCGAATAACCAACCACTCGCTGACAGTTTTGGTCACACCACCAATTGTTACGATGGTGGCAAGGTTGGTCTTTTCCAACCCAGTCTTAAGATCCAAATACCGATTGAACAAATCGGTGTTGGCCTGCAGGAGCGAAGTGACCTCAGTCATCTGCTCGCGTTCAGAACCCATGATTGGCTTTTCAATGCTTGTACCAGAAGCCAACCTGGTGATTTCCACGTTATTGTGGTTCGTCTTCTTTTCGATGATTCGAAGTTCCTTGAGCGCCTGAACAACTTTAAGTGCCATTGAGCACCTCCTTATGTGGGTGTGTTTTCCTATTGTCTTGCAAATATAAGACGCACACCCAGAAAATTAAACCACCTTAAAAATCGCCTTTGAGAAAAGCCTGAATTGATCCAGGTGCTCTATCGTCAACATAGAGATTCGCAAAGATCTTAGGACCATTAAGCTGCGTAACGGCCCAACCTATATTTTCATTCACGGCTGATAGAAGTATGCCTGATTTTCTACATGCCGCCAAGGCCGGGATGAGTGCATCTGCATGACGGCAAGTCCATAAGATTAGATCTGCTCCGGCCCTTTGAATTTCTATCGCTCTTTCTATGACCGGAGTTATAGGAGCACCTACAGCTGGAAATGGTTCCGTATCTGAATGCTCGAATAGTGTACCATCGAAATCTAGTGCTATAATGAAGCGGTGCCTGCTACTACTCATCGTCGTAATCATCCATCAATTCTTGCAAATCATCTTCAAGTTCTTGCTCAGCGATAGCTTCGGCATCATAATTCCTGAGCTTCATTCTTGTCTTTTGCCTTTTCACGTGATTCTCTTTCTTAAGGTGCTTCCTTGATCTTTTTGCAGGGTCGATTAAGTTCTGATCTCTCTTACGTCTTGTTCGAGACATGATATCTCTCCTTACCAAACTTCTTCGTTATTGCCAGGGCCCACCACTTCATCTACGAAACCAAGCTTTACAGCTTCTTTCGCGCCGATGTACCACTCTCTGTCAGTACGAATCTTTCTTTTGATAGTCGCTTTCTTGACAGTCCCATTAGAGCGAGACGCAAACCAATCGATCAAATCGTTTTCATAGCCATCCAAAAGCTTCACATATGACTTAATCGTCGATATATCCATTTCATCGCCAGCTCCTGCCTTGGCATCATGGAGCATAAATACCGTACTGGGAAAGCAACGTCTTACATGACCAGCTTCAAACAAAACAAAGGCCGATGAAAAACAATACGCTGTTCCTATGGTGACTACTGGTGTAGGACAGGAGATGATAAAATCGCGGATGAACAACGTCTCATATAAGTTCCCACCACCGGAATTGATAATAACCGTAATAGGAGTCTCTGCATCAGCAGCCATCATCAGGTTCATTCTCATATAGATATTCTCTATGATGTTCTGATTGATGAATCCGTTTACCAAGATTTTTCTATGAAGGAGTGACTCTTCATACACAGACAAGTCCTTAATTCCACTGATATCATCCCCTATTTGATCCACACTGCCCTCTTCTATCTCCTGAAACTTAGGTGCGGTTGCCATGTATTCTCCTATACAAATTCGTGATGCTGCGTATTGCTTTTTGCTATTTCTGCAGCTTCGAGTAACTGTGATTCCCATGTGTCTACAGCACCACTGCCATGGACGTTTTCTATCTGTACCAATTCTCTATACTGCTCAAATAACTTCCATACTGCCTTGTTACTTTCGTGTGGTTTACATAGCTCTGTACAATTGCTGAATTTTTCTACTTCATCAATTTGATCCATCACCTTTCTACGAGCCTTAAGATCATTCCATATTTCACTGAATGGCCTATCGTGTAAGGAGCCATACGAATACTCTTTATAGCCTCTATGATTAGGACAGACATAGACATGACCATCTGCTCCTACACAAGGTGATATCTGTGATCCAAGACAACTTTTGTATCTTCTGCCGAATAGCTCAGGGTCGTTCTTAAGGTCAGAGAACTTATATCCAGGGAGCTGGAATTTATCGCCAAGGATTTCCTTTGCTTCAGCTACCAATGGTTCGACGTCTTTCTCCCAGAAATCGATCTCCCTTTGGATACCATCTTCTCTTTCCCTATTCACGATTTCAGGTTTGTACTGACAGTAATCGACTCCTGTATGTACAAAGCTCTTTGCAAAAGAGACTATACCCTTGTATGTATCCGGAGTAATAACAAATCCTACTCCTATGGTCATATTGGATTTATGCATATCTCTTATAGCAACCAGATTCTGCAAGCTATACATCATGTGATCCCAGTCCTGACCAGTGGGTGGTTTCCTTACTCTATTATAGATCAAATAATTGCCAGCATCGACAGAGTATCGTACCCATGTCATATACTTGACTAGAGTTTCATAAGCATCCCTAACTGGAACCAGAGTACCATTGGTAAACATACCCATCTTGATATCTGTGTTCTTTCCCACCCATTCGATAACCTCGGTAAGATGAGGGTTAACGAATGGTTCACCTCCTCCGGTCCAGTTGATCGCCCTTACTCCCATATCAGCCATATCCTCAACAGCTGCGAACAACATCTCTCTCGACATTATAGACCGATTGAACGTAGCTGTTCCTTTGGCTTCTGCTTGATGGATATAATTGCTGATACAGAAAGAACAACCATGGTTGCAAGCATTACTTGGATCGAACTCAACTAACACAGGAGCTGTATTACCCGTCTTGAAAAGTTCAATCACTCTATCAGCATTGACAAGAACCTTTTGCTCTGGGTTAAAGATTTTTGATTCGAAGTACTGTGTCATTCATTCCCTCATATACTTGATTGCGTAGATCTCTGGACCAAAGATGCTATCCTTGATTGAAATGGTTCGGCTTGTTTTTATCGCGCCTGTTTCCAAATCCAAGATAGTGAGCCGGATGTAATTACCCCTTTCCGATTCACCAACATAAACTTCACCACGTTCATATGATATATCGAGGCCTCTTGTATAAGCCCCCAGTTGTTTTGTCCACTTTGGAAAGCCAGATCTATTAGATATAACTTCACAACTAGCTGAACTGCAAACAATGTAGCCGCCTGGTACAAACTTGAAACTATGTGGCTGATTCAATCCTTGAGCCAAATAAACGCGCTGACCAAAACCGCCCTCTGTATATCCAAGTGTGTGGCCCTTATCGGGATATGTACCATGAACGCACATAGACATCATTGGTGTTTCACCATCTGATCTAGCGAAATCTATATCATTTACATGAAGCTTCTCTGCCATCTCTTTTGAGCCATCATAATCGGGGTGTTCAAAACTAAAGAGACTCTTCACACCAGTTTCTAATTCATAGATAATGACCTTAGCCGTAGATGTATCAGCTATGAATACATGATCTGTGTATCCATATTCGCTAGGCTTATACGCTATACCATGAAGATCCATTCCTAAAGGTTGCGACCGATGAAGTCTATTAAGATCAAAATCAAGAGTATATAGATTTCGTATGTCAACAGCGTATATAGCCTTTGGTCCAATGTCAACACCTGCAAAACCTGCCTCTGTAACACCTGTAAATCCTTGATCCATATAGTTAAGCTCTTCATCAAAATATCCTAAGCTCACTTGTGGGGATACGGATCCTACAAATGAAACAAGTAGCTTCACTTACCAATTCGATCCAATTGCTCACTCTTCTTTTTCGAGCCAGCAGATGAGCCAAAGAAGAAACCAATGATGTCCTTCCAAGCTGCCCCAAGGATACCAACCAAAACAAGCATGATATCTCTAGTTGTTCCAGCCTCTGGTCCATAACCAGCTATCAACGAAGCTATAACACCGAAAAACCCAAGAGTCGTCAACCACGTAAGACCAATCGCATTCCAATCTTGGCCTGCGGCTGTATACATAGCTCTCGCATCCTGCCTATCGGCCATTTCCAATTTAGACTGCTCGAGGGCGAGCTCTTCGAACTTTGTCTTTTGATTGACCTCTAGTGCCTTCAGATCATATAGCTTTTCGGGGTTTTGTTCGAGAATTGCAATGGCCTCATCTTCATCATCTGGATCAGTACCCAGAACTGATGAAACCAATGCTGCTACTGAGCCTCCTGCTGGCCCACCAAGTACTGTACCAAGAAGTGGTGCAGCACTCTTAACGATATTGCTTAACCTACTCCAACCTGCCATGATTATCCTTTCTTAATACGTGCTGCAGCGGCCTTTACTGCTGCAACATGTTCCTTCCTACCCTTTGATGCAAACTCTTCAGGTGTCATCCATTTGGTGGCACCTACTTCATAGTCTGTCCTATTGAATTTCGTATCTTTATCTATGAGAGCGAGGAAAACATGCAATACTGATTCCTCCTCCACACCTGTGACTTTGATCTTTGGCCCTTTAATCAATTTCTTGATTGACTTGAACCTAAGACCCAATTCTTCACCAGCTTCTCTTACTCCAGCTGTTGCAGGATTTTCACCGGCATCAATATGGCCCTTGGCTATTTGAAACCTCGGGCCACCATAAGCCGGATTGCTCGGCTTCATGAATTTCATATAAACCTGACCATCCTCTATAAAGAATGGTATACACCCGGCTTTATTTTTCATGATTTCTTTCCCTTACCGATCCTTACCTTTTGGGGCTTAATATACTTCTGCAACAACTTAAACAATTGCTCCTTCTTTCTGTCTGGGATATCACCCGCCATGGCGTTCATGAATCTTCCCATATCACCAGTACGAAGGAATTCTCTTACCTTGGTTCCTGAGATACCAGAAGTACCTCCGCCTGAAGTCCTCTTTATCTCTTTTACGTTCCAAGCAACATGAGGATCATATTCCCAATACTTCTTGAATTGCATTTTGTAGCCAGGAATTCTATCAGAGCCTGCATAGACATTCACAGTCCCTACATCCCTGAGATTAATATGTTCATCTATCAGAGCTGGAACAAATCCACCATCAGCAGCTATTACATGGATCTTACCTGCCAACTGAATGATCTTCTTCCTTACGGAGAATGGGAATGGATTCTTGGCGTCGACTCTTCTACCAGCCACAAATACATAGACCTCATCATTTTGCGCAATGGCTTCCCTGAATACTTTGAAGTGGCCTGCTGTAGGAGGATGGAATCGACCAAGGATGATACCAATCGATTTACCACCAGGCCTTTTCTCCTCACGAAGGAAAAGCTCGAATGGATTATCGATGGTATGCCATTCATTCAGCTTTCGCAGATTCCTCTGACCCAAGAATACTCTTAATAGCTGAACTGCTGAACCTTCATTGGTTCTCTCCTTAATACCTCTAACTTCTTTGTCATACTTCTCCAGCTCTTCCCCAACAGCGAGGAATGTTTCCCTCGTCTTTCGCACATGAACCGGATCGTATTTGACATCCCTCTTGAACTTACCTCTTTTGACCTTAAGTGATCCACCCTGATTCTCTTCAAACTCATCACTCAAAGCAGCCAAAGCCTTAAGGGCTCTTTTAATCGCTACTGAGAATTGCTGTTTCGTTGAACTGAAGCTACTGAACTTGTAGTTCTGATCTTTTAGGAATTGAAGGAGCTTCTTATTGGTTGGAACTCCAGGATACTTCTTCTTAATTGAATTCGTAGTACCAGGTGTCTTGAGGATCTTAATCTTGAACGCCTTCTCAGCTATATCATTCTTGAATCGTGTCATAACTCCAGGAACAAAGCTACCAGCAGGACCAGTACCAGCCATTGAAGCTTCTCTGTAATGCCATAGGAACTTATTGATGACTGGGAATACTGACACCACCTTAGATAAGTCTCCAGTCTGAAGATCCTTAATCACAATACCTTCAGGCCATGAGCCACCAACATTATTACCCTTTTCATCAAATTCAGGTTGCGGTGCTATGCTTGAAGATGGTAGTTTTGCTAGCAACTGATCAATAAGCTTCTCTTTGATAGTCAGCTGGAATTTCTTGATCCTTGCCTTCAGCTTCTCACGCTCGGCTACGATCTTATTCTTGTTTGGACCAGCTGCCCTCATGGATAATACGGCGAAGTTGGTCGAGTCCTTGAATACCTTATTCTTTTGCTCTAAGAACGCTTCTAGCCGGTCTAAATCACCTGCTACAGACACCTTGTACCGCTTGGTGTTTACCACTTCCTTACCACCAAAGGAGTATATAACATTCTGCGTTGAGCGAGCTATCTTACCTTTTTTGGCATCATAGAAATACAGATCAATCTTCGCTTTGGCATCACCAAGCTTCTTCGCTACATGATTGAAGTTGGCATCATGGATAACGATGAAGTTCTTGCCATACTCTATTGCATTTGGGATTGATTCGAATAAGACTTCACAATCTACATAGTCACCAGGGGACAGTAATTTCTCTAGTTCAGCCTTCTTTGAAACCAAGGCTGCCACTGCAGATCTAATTGGGTTATACATCGCCTTCTTCGGCCAATCGTTGGGTCCACGCTTCTGCTCTGACTGACCCTTGACAGCTCTAGCGAAATAGAGCTTGCCATTTTCATCCAAACCAAAGCCAAGGTTTGCTGAACCATCAAATTTGATTGATACTTCGATTGATGCGTCTTGATTGGATAGTCTTCTTATGGTATCAAGAAACCTACCAATTTCAAGATCATCGATGTGCGAGATACCTTCTGTTAACACCTATGTTCTCCGTTTTGCATATGGAGCCAGCTCTAATATTCTAGTCATGCATTTCATTTCAACGCAATACTCTAAACCATGCAAAGAGAAAAAGCAATATTCGCCATCAATGTAATATTGCTCTATCTCTTCAATATGTTTTAAGTATATGTGGCTATACGTATGAAAGTCGTATATCTTCGCCACGAACATTATAAATATCAGCCCACACTTGTAAATATGTTGGCGCAATCAGGTATGAATTTGTTAGCTTCCCTCAACATATATATGACCCTAGCTGGAGATGAATGATATTGAAGGGCATGGCTATGGGCTGACTTAGCCATATCTGCGGTCTGATCCGGATTATCCAAAGCATATCTTACAACAAATTCCAGCTGATCCATATCCTTGAATTCCCAATAGTCCTGTCCTTCAAGAAATGGGTAAGGCATGAAAATCATAACCGGTTGTGTGATAAGCAGAGATCCCTGACCGATAATTTCCCAAAATCGTGCTGCATTACAACCATGAGCACCATATGCATCGACAGACATCTTTGATTTTGCAAGCATACTGTAATATTCGGCATGCTCTCTATTTCCGGTGTCAACTCCTGAAGCATTCTCCCTTTGACCTCCATAGAGCTGACCAACGATTGACTCTGGCAGATCCATAGCCAGAAGCTTTTGCTCTATCTCGAACCTCCATGGCTTGGTATCATCATGAGGCCCAAACATACACGACAAATTGATACCTCTGAAATCATGAGCCAAAGGATAACTCCCCAATGGAGGAACATATCGGTCCTCCATAGCGAACGGACAAGAGATCACGTTTTCTGGATGATCTTCACTAAGAAGCATTTCACGCTTGAAGTAAATTGGGTAGTCACCTGGCTTCTCCCTATATGGACTAGTGTCTTCACCATCCAAATAGGCTGTCTTGCTTCTATACTTCTTATCGACGATGTCTGCTCTTACATCATTATTCGAAGTAATGAAGATGATAGCTGCCTCTTCACACCATTTCTCATAATCATCAGGCATCACCTGGAAATTCCATTCAGGAGTGACAGCGTAGTTGCTGGTCTCTACACAACCAAGTTCAATATCTGTCTTGAGGTTGCCCACAACCTCTTTCTGTGTAGCTAACCTTGCAAGACCTTCGATAAGGTTGGCTGAATTGAAGTCATAGTGAGGTGTTTGTACTACGAATACCTTCATGATTTTATCACTTCCATTTTTTCGGTGTCTAAAACGAATGACTTGGTTGTAGTTGGGTATTCCATGAACAGAGGAAAGCCAGTTCTGTCAACTACGAAATTGTGACTCATCTGCCAAGAGTAAGGAGTCAATACATACTCTGGTCTATCCATAGAACAGTTAAGTGAAACGATTGGTACATCAAACTTCGCCGCTGCTGTGGATAGTGTATCCAATACACTTCGCCAAGCTGCTGGCTTCCAAGTACCAGGTGGTGATCGATGATACTTGCAATGGATGATTAGCTTAGCTCCCTGTGATACCAGATATGCAGCCATACCATCGTCTCGTTCAAGGTCGTAGCATATCCCAATACCTATAGGGAATTCATCGATGAATAACATATTCGATGGGTTCATGAATTGCAATCTATCCACCTCGTGTCCAGTGAGGGCTGTCTTCGTAAAGACTCTCGTGTCCTCATCTTTCTTGAGGAAGAACATTCCGTTGACACCACCTACAAAGGGGATATCAGTAACAGCGCCCACCAAGGCTGGCTTCACTGCCTTCTCTTTTATGGACTGGAATTTTGGGATGAGGGCAGAGTAAGGTCGAGGATGTGGCCAGCCTGTGGCAGCTCCTTCCGGGAATACATTCAAACCTACATCAGGTCTTATAGAACTAGCTATTTCTGTGATCGAGAGTTCTGAATCATCTGATCGTGTTGATACAAAGTTGATTAGCATTCTTCATTTCCTAACACTAAGTTCTGCTGAATTTTGCCCGGGTCAGGCAGGTGACATGTCAATATCCTATTGAACCATGATGATCTTTTCTTACTATTCACAAACACTACTGGCAACTCATCAGAATAGTGAGACAACTCTTCCTTGAGTTGCCCCACCGTTACTGTAGCTGGTGTAGAACGTTTATGTATGAATCTCGTCATACACCAACTGCTGCCCTTTCTCTAACCTCATCGAAAGTGGATTCGTTCAGAAGATCACCGTTAATGAATACGGTGCGCAAGACGTCATCAGCGCCGAGTACAGAGTCGTCGATGCCCATAATCTTTCACCATATGAATCCTCATATAAAATATGAGGTAACCAATATTCTTTGTCAAGGTTTGTCATAAAAAAC